AAAACCCGCCTTAAAACGGCGGTTTTTTTATTTGACTAGCCTTATTTTGTATATTATATATAAAGACATGAAACACAGAATATACATACATAATATTGAAAATTTACAAAAAGGAGATTATTTTTCTACTTTTCAAGAAATATATCAAGTAGAAAATATTGAAGTAGAGTGGGTACATTATGCGCCAGCTCATAAAAGATTATATCATATTCTAGCTTATCGTGTTAGGGACATAATTCAAAAACCGTTTCCTCCTCTCCTTATAGATTGTGAATATGACCATATTGTAAACGAATATGGTTTTGTTAAAGACGATATGCAAGACTATTGGCGTATCAGAAAAATGTGGAGAGAAGCTGATTTAGAAAACTTTGGTACTTTATAAACGAAAGGAAAATAATGTTTACAAAAGCTTATATATTTGATATAGACGGAACATTGGCAGACAATGACCACCGTTTACAATATATCACAAATTATCCTAAAGATTATAAAACATTTTATGAAGAAATGATTAACGACAAGCCTATCGAAAATGTAATAGGCTTGTGTAAAATTTTATATAGTAATTATTACAAAATTCTATTAGTGACAGGACGACCGGAAAATTATCGTGAATTGTGTAAACAATGGCTCGCAAAGTATAATATTCCTTATGATGATTTGTTAATGAGAAAAGAAAATGATTTTCGTAAAGACGATATTGTAAAGAAAGAAATTTACGATGAATATATCAAACCTTACGAAGTTGTTGTCGGAGTCTTTGAAGACAGAAATCGTTGCGTAAAAATGTGGCGAGACCTTGGTTTAACTTGTTATCAACCGAAAGAAACAGAATGACCGTTATTGATTTTAATAAAGAAAAAGAAAAACGAGCCAAAAAGCCCGATAATAATACAACCACAACGAATGACACTTATATATATTATGTTGTATGTCAAAAGGTTAAAAACGGTATTATTATTGGCTATAATTCTTCGTTTGTTCACGTTCCTAACCACCCGTTTTCATCTTTGGATGTCGCAACTTTAAAATATTTAAGAGATAACGTCTTGAAACTTGTACAAAAAGATGATAAAGACATAAATGACGTTACGATAACGAACGTTCTTTTTTTAGGAATAGAAACCCCCGAAAACAACTGTAATATATGGAAGAATAACGATGATTAAAGTAGGTTTTGTTAAATTAGAAAATTACCCCGAAAACATAGAAGTAGAAGGCAAAATGGTTGCCCCTACTTGGCAATTTGCGCATAAAGGAGACGCTTGTGCTGATATTTATGCGGCAAAATTGACTATTTTAGATATTAATGATACAAAAGTTATTCCAACCGGCGTGAAATTAGAGATACCGGAAGGATATGAAGTTGTAATTAGACCGCGTTCCGGTATGACAAAGAAGGGTTTGTTTACACAAATCGGAACTATCGATTCTAATTACAAAGGCGAAATTGGTGTTTCTCTCCATAATGCGTCTGGTATGAAAAAAATTATCCAACGTGGTGAGCGAATCGGTCAAGTTGCTATTCGCAAAACAGAAGATGTTAGTTTTGTAGTAATGGACGAATCAGAACTGACTGATTCGGAAAGAGGCGACAAAGGTTTCGGCTCAACAGGAAAATAATTTCGCCAATAGGAAGTGTCAAATTTTACTTGACACTTCCGTTTTTTGATGTATAAAGGTACAGTATGAAAAAGAAGAAAAAGCAAGAGAACGATAATCTCAATTTCATATTAAAGTATGAATGGTTTGACAAGATTGCTAAAGGCGAGAAAACCAAAGAATACAGAGAAATAACAGATTATAATACCAACAAATTATTTTTAAGAAATTATAAAACCGTAACCTTTTTAAGAGGTTATAACAAGCAAAACAAGTTGAAGTTTAAAATAAATGGCATTCGTAGAACCACGGACGCCAATGATTTAAACTTGCCGGAAGTTTATGAAATTAGTTTAGGAGAAAGAATATATGACAAATGAGGAAATGATTTATCCTTTTCAACCACCAAAAAAGAATTTTGTAGATAAATCTTCTGGTACCGTACACATTAACGGAGAACTTGACGATTCAATTTTAACCGATATTATACCAGCCTTAGATGATTTGATGTTGACTAGTGTAACCCTTTCTGATTCCATTAAGGTTTTACGTTTCCGTATAACATCTCATGGCGGGAATGTTGAAATTTTGTTTGCACTGTTAGACCAAATAGAAGAACTTCGGCGGCTTGGTTTTAGAATTGAAACACATATTCGAGGATATGCTGATAGTTGCGCCAGTTTGTTAGCGGCATTCGGCGACAAAGGTTATAGAACTTGCGGGCCATATTCTGCTAGTGTGGTTCATCACTTTAGCGGCTACAATTATGTTTCAACTGCGTCTGAAATTGACAGGGTGTATGCTAATAATAAAAGATTAAGCGCTAAATTAAAAAATTTATATTTGTCTAATTCAAAGATGAAAGAAAAAGAATATGACGAAATGATTGCTTCTGATTTTTGCGAATTAGATGCAAAAGAATTGTTGAAAAAAGGTTTAATAGATACGATTGTGTATAATAGTTAGACAATGGGTATTTATGACGTTTATTCCAAACAAGATGTTTTAAGTGTTAAGGTTTGTGTCTTTATTGAGAAAACCCTGAATGACTATACAACTAATATAATCAATAAAGAAACAGCTTTAAGGCTTTTAACATCTGTTTGGAATATTGTTGCTGGTTTTATAGACCAAGAAACAGTAAAAATTTATGATTTAGCTTATCAGGAAATCAACAAATGATTATTACCGGATTCGATATAGAATCTACTGACGTTCTTACCGCGAAAAAATGTAAAATCATCGAAATAGCGGCACAGCAATATGATTATAACCCCTTTACAAAAGAAGTTAAGCTTCTGAGCGAATTTAACGAACGAATAAACCCTTTATGTGAAGTGTCGAAATCAGCTTATGAAGTACATCATATTTCATTGGCTGATTTGAAAAATTGTAGACTGTGGAAAGAAGTCGGAAAAGATTTCTATGATTATATATTAGGCTCAGATTTATTAGTTGCTCATAATGGCTTTGAGTTTGATATGCCTTTGCTTTCTAGGGAGCTTAACTTAATAGGAAAAGAAATTCCGACAAAGAACGGGTTCGATACTATGGTAGAAGGCCGTTGGGCTACCGTTGACGGTAAACTTCCACGATTAGGTGAGTTGTGTTTTGCTACCGATGTAGAATATAATGAAGATGAAGCGCACGCTGCGTTGTATGACGTGGATTGTATGATGAAAGCTTATTTTAAAGGCTTAGAATTAGGTTTTTTCAACTTAGAACAGGATAATAATAATGACTAAAATGATGATTGAAATAGATTCAGAAGATTATAACAAGCTTCGGGATTTGTGCAATATGATTAATGATGATAATAAGGGGGTTTTGTTTCCTTATTATGTTGTAGATACGACTGAATTAATGGCTGTACCTCAATTTGAAGGCGACGAAAGAGAATATATGATTGCCGGAAAAAGGGTTTTAGGCAAGGATGTTAATAAATATATTCAAGAAAATAACATTACTTTCGACGAGTTCAAAGAGCAAGCAATTCATACTTGCGATTATAAAGGTGTTGCAAAGCTTGAAGGCTTCTTCTTAACTGAGGATGATTGCTATAATTATATTGACGCCAATATTGCCAATCTAAGACATCCTTTTCCACTGTGTAAAAGCATGAACAATCTTACAGGAATGAAAGATTTAATTCTTACATTGTTCAAGATTACCGGAGTCGAACCAAGCAAAAGCTGGCAAGAACCAAATCCAGTAGAGATTATTAAGGATAATATCAAAGAACACGCTAAAAAATATAATTATGATATTAACGAGAAAGCTATTAGTGGCATTGCTAAAGCCAAAAATATGATGTTTGGTTTAAATTCTTGGCGTAAATGTCCATGTGCTTCCAATGACGGATTAGAGCGCTTTTGTGGCTCAGAAGTGTGTGCAAAAGAAATTGAAGAAGGACCATATTGTCACTGTCGTCTTTTTAGCAAACCAAAGGCGGACAATAAATAGCTATTGACAATCCATCGAATTACTTATATTGTGCTTAATATAAAATGCTGATATAATATTGATGTTGACTTTGTTTTACTCTGAAACCCTATATAGCATTTTGTTATATAGGGTTTTATTTTGAGGATAATATGAATATAGAGAAAAAGAATCGTAGAGTCATCTGGTTTGCACGTCCGTTTTTAAAAGAAAATGGAGATATAAAATTATATCAATATTCTCATCAAGAAGTAGACCTTCTAAAAAGTAATATAAACACTCGAATTATATCTCAGGATTATCTGAAAAAATTTGTTCAAGTAATATTAAATCAATGCTAAGAAAGCTTTTAATAAAGTTAAATCTAGCTACACCTATTCTTGGCTCAGATTATGCTTTTATGTTGAAAAGACAAAACCCTCGTGGTAAAGCTAAACAATTGCCGTCAACAAAATATAATTCGGTTTGTGAATTATTTAATGTTGTTCTTTCTGAATGGAATTTAAAACACGATAAAAATTTTCTTGGATTTACAACAGAAAACACAAATAGCAAGATTATCATACCGACATATCCTTTAGTGGATAATCAAACTATGGCTTTTTTAGTTTGTATAGGGGCTTTAACTAAAGGTTTTGTTTTAAGATATAATCGATTATTTTTCGCAACCACTACTTATAAGAATTGGCTGGCAGAGAGAAATGCGCAAAAGCAGGAAAAAGAGCGGAGAAAAAAAGAAATAAAAGAAAAATACATGGCTATTGGTTTTGGTATATTATAACGGTCTTTTTGTATCAGGATAACGGTTTCTTTAATTCAGGATAACAAAACAAATGATTGATATGTTAATTCCAGATGAGTGGGTTTTATATTTAGAAAAAATTAAATCAAGAATTGATGTGTTAGAAATAGGTTTGTCAGAACAACCCTATTATAGGACAACAAGAACTATTACCAATTTTGATAAATATTTTATTTGTCAAAAAAATTTTACACGTTATACTATTTTAGACAAAGACGTACGAATACAACAAACATTTGCCGAAGCTTTTGCACTAACATTTTTTAATGATTTAAGTGATAATGAAAAAGATATTTTTAAACGAATAAATCGTAATATTTATAATGTTTTAAAAGTACTCATTAAGTTTAATGATTTTCGTTGGCCGTTTTATATAATCGAAGCCCTGCAAAAATGTTTTTATGGACAGAATAAACACAATTCTCGTGTTGGCAATGCGTCGAAACAACCAATTTTAAAAATTAACAAATCTTTACAAGAGCAAGGGTTTGGCGAGCTATAAAATTTTACAAGAAAGGAGAAAATCGTTTTAAGGGCCAAGTTATAAATTTTACATAACAGGCTAAAAAACGACTTTATATATAGCGACATTTTAGGCTTAAATTTTATTTATTCTAGGCTTTTAATTGTTAAAATATCCTTAATTATTTTTATTGACAATCCAGATTTTCTTATATATATTCTATTCTGTTTTTAGATATGAAAACGAAAAACACAACAGAAAGGTAAATCATGAAAAAAACAATCAAAATTTTGAATGTAACTATTAATCTTGTTATCTTTTTAGCGCTGGCTACTTCCGCGGTAATTGGCTCGGTAACCGGTAACTTTGCTTTGGCAGCAACGGCTTTTGGAGCATTGAATCTTCTGTTAATTACAAGTATTGCCGCCCAGCTTTCCGAAGTCAAAAAAATGGTATCTCTTATGTTTTTGACAACTAAAGCTACCGAGGCTGCGGATTTGCTTTCCAACTTGTTCAACAATCTCTTTACTCATTCAGAAGAAGACGAAGATGAGGAAGAAGAAACAGAACAGGAACCGAAACAGAAAAAATGCCGTTGCAAGTGCGAATCTAAAGAGCCGAAAAAAGCCAAAAAGAAAAGCACCGCAAAGACAGAATAATTAACAACAAGGCCCGCAATAAAAAGCGGGCCTTAGTTTTTAACCTTTTGTACGAGAAGAAATAAGATGTTCCAAAATTTAGTAGAAGGAATTATTGTAGTTGGGATTTTATCTGTGCTAAATATCCTATAGAATCTTTAGAAAATCCTTGAGATTTTTATTGAGAAAAAAGTAAAAATGCCTTATACATATAGATATAAGGCATTTTGTTGTAGTTGCGGCGGAATGTGTGGATATAATTATAGGAGATTTTTAGCTAGTATGGCTGAAATTATTATATAACTCATAAATGATGGATGTATATAAAGACGAGAGCCTTACCATAAAGAAGGCGAAAAGTAGAAATAAAGATAAATTTGGACATCGTTCTAAGTATATTGCGATTTTACATTATAAGAAAATGCCAGATAAAATAAGAACTATGGTTAAAGCAACAGATGTGCCAAAATTAATTGCCAAACATTCGGCTGTTTATATCGCCATTAAAGAAGGAAATTATTATAAATTACATAAAAACGACGAACAATATACAGAGTTGAAAACACTAGAAGAGAAGGATTATATTCGCTTTGTAAAAGAGCATAACTTAAAATCCATTTATGAGGAAACCATAATTAACGCCAAAAGAATCTACCTAAAGTAAAAATACAAGCCTGAAAGTTTTGGTTGACAAGCCAAGATTTTCGGGCTTTTATTTATACATAAATTAAAAAGTACAACTTAACAATAAGGAGGTTAATATGACAACTTTAGTAATTACAATAAGTTTGGATAATGATGCGTTTCAAAGCGAAGAAAAAATGGTAAATACCGCCATGGTATCTTACGTTTTAAATCAGGTCGTTACTGAAATTCAAAACGGGCAAAAAGTTTATGAAGGCTTGCGAGATATAAACGGCAATTACGTCGGCAGTTATGCTATCATGGACGAAACAGTTGATGAATTAATGGAGAATTAATATGGGATTCTTTAGCTGGAAAACGCAAGACACTAACCGCAGTATTAGTAATTCATCTTCCAAAAGAGGTACTTTCACCGTGTTTATGGTTAATCCTATAACCAAAGAAAGCTACCAAGAAGACGATTATGAAGGCTACGGAGTTTTTGGCGGAAAAGATTATTACGAGCTGTTAGCTGAAATGAACGGGGCCAAAACCAAGAATAATAAACTAAGAGAGGCCGGTATTGATATGGCTTATCCTGCAAACCCTAAGAAACCCAAGAAAAAGCTTGTTTATCCTGTTTTGGTTGAAAAACTAGAAAACGCAAACAAGTTTGACGGTTCTGAGGAAGCTCCGAGCTGTCCTTATCAAGGTTATTTTTATAACGATAATTCTTGCCAGTTGGATTTGGTTGATTATATTAATAATCTGGAGGACTAATAATGTTCAAGAAAAATGATTTTAAGGTAGGCGATAAGGTTTTGGTTATATCCGATTCTACATGGTCATCGGAAATGAAACCGGCTTGTATTGAGGGCGAAACCAAAACATTGTGGATTTTAGATAACAACAAACGTTATTTGAAAACCACAAATCGAGAATATGGTTCATCAGGCAGTTATGTACGGATAAACATGATTGTTCCTTATGATGAGGAAAGATACCAGAATTACAAAAGAAAAAGAATGTTGGAAGCAAAAAAGAATTTTTGCTATCAAAATATCAAATTGCTTGAAAATATGTCAGAACAAGCCATAGATTCAATTTATTCACATCTCAAACAGGCGGAGAAAACACATGGGGATAATTGTTAATGTTCCTAATCGTGATTTAGCCAGAAGATTTGCCAAAGCTATAAGCAAAAGCAAATTTGGCTATTGCACAACAATAGAACAATGGGCGAGAGGAAATTTTAGCCACGAGCCTACAAATTTAACCAAAGCTGTGTATTTTTCAGACGGCAATTTTTGGATTGTCGATGAAACAAAAGCCAGCAATGCAGAAATTTTGCAAAAGGTCAAAAATAATGCTTATCCTGAAACTAGATTCTAAGCTCGTTTTAAGTCGCGTTTTTATCCCCACAGAGCTTAAAGGCGACGGTGTAGTACATTACTACATAAATGTTGATGACGGCGTTCTACGGGGCTTAAAACGGCTCACAGAGCTAACGCCAAAGCAAGCTTTTGAGATTGTGCAACAATACAAAGACAGTAAAGAAGGAAAAGCTTTTTTGAAGGAGCTTAACAGTGAACAATAAAGATTTTAATGAAGTTTTATTCATAGGTTGGATAATAATGATGTTTTTATGTTCGCTTATTACAGATATAAAAACGCATAAACAAATAAAAGCTTTGGAAGAACAAATATCTAGCCGAGAATGTTCTTGTGAGTGCCAACAAAAACAACCAGAACAACCCCGAAATTTACATTTAGCCTTGCAATAATTATTGACCCGCCTTAAAAGCGGGTTTACTTTTATAATGTTTTTAATGATTAACCAACAAAGGGAGAACAATAATGCCAAATCATGTTACAAATAAATTAACTATTTGTGGTGACGAAAACAAAATTAAAGAATGTCTTAACGCTATTAAAGGCGTTTGGAAAGATTATCCAGAAGATGACAACCGGAGAATTGATTTTAATAAAATTATTCCTATGCCGGAAGAAATCAAAAATACGCAAGCGCCTAATCGAGATGAAAAACAGGCTAAAGAACTTATTAAAAAATATGGCTATGCTGATTGGTATGATTGGTCGATAGCTAATTGGGGCACAAAATGGAATGCCTATAATTTCGATGAATATGTTTCGGAAGGAAATGTTATCATATTTAACACAGCTTGGAGTACACCAAAGCCTGTTATTTTAGCTTTGTCTAAAAAATATCCTGAGTTAGAGTTTGAAGTTATTTATGCTGACGAAGATTGGGGCCATAATTACGGCGAATATACATTCAAAAATGGCAAAACAATTCAGGATGAGCGATATGATGTAAGCAATGGCGATTCAGATGACATTGTTAGAATATTACAAGGTGCGCCATGGTGGGAGGAAGAAGGTTGCAATTCCTATGATGAATGGCTGAACGCCCAATCAAAAAGTATTGACTAGCCTTTGATTTTATTCAATATTAATAATGTAATTTGAAAAAATAAGTGCCCAAAGGAGGTAAATTATGGGACAGAGAACAAATTTAATTGTTGAGGAAACACTTGTCGATAAAGACAATAAATTTATTGCGCGTAAAGTGTTTTTGTATCATGACCAATGGGGTTATGGCGAAGGTATGTTAAAAGACGCCATGAGCTATATTTTAGCCAAAAATAGCTGTGGTTTCGTAGATAAATATGGCGACCATGATGAAAATTCTGAAATTCAGGCACCTGAAATTTTGTTTAATGCCTTTCTTATCAACAACGAGTGGCAAGACGAACCGGCAAGACTAAAAGTTTTGGAAACAACACCGATTAATACTGTTCAGGATGTTCAAGATATTATTCATGGATTTTGCGACAATAACAATGGCGCTATAGTTCTTAAAATTACCCGCGATAGATTCGGTTATATTCAAAATGGACGTTATATGTTGTTCAAAGGTTCAGAGGATTGTGAAGAGCCAGAAGTTGCGTTTAGCAGGGTTATTTCCTTATCTGAATATGAAAAGATTTGGGATTTTACTGATAAAGAAGGAAAATTTCACAAGGTGGTTTCTAAAGAAATTATTTCTGCCTTTCGTTCTTTGTGCCGGTATTATGAAATTAAAGCCGATAAATTAGGCACAAGAAAACCAAAAGACCCGTCTTATGCAGATAGGTTAAAGGAAATTGAACAGAAAATGAGTTCTGCCATTACCCCGCAGTTGTAAGCCTTGTAAAAACCCTTGACCCGCCATAGTCAAGGGTTTACTTTATCTATATAAACAAACAAAGAGATATATAAACAGCATTAAAGGGAGAAAAACAATGCCTAAAATATCAGCTAAAATTACAATGTTTAGTAATTACAGACCGAAAGAGTTTTTGAAATCTGTTGCGTCATCATTTGGCTGCTCAGTAACCATAGATGACCAAGAAAGTTTTGGCGTCGGATTTTTAAGTTTAACAAAGATGACGACAGTTTGGTTTACAATATCTGGCCCGAGAGCTAAAGAGTGTTACAGTCATATAGAAGCCAGATTTAACAATATGGTTAACACGCTTTTGAATAATATCGGATAGTAAGGAGAAAAGTAATGAGAAAAATTTCAGTTAAATGCCAACTTTGTTTTGATGCTGAAATAGATGTTGTGGCCGAAGACGAAGAAGAAGCCATTGATATTGTAAAAGCCAATGTTCGCGCCACAATCGGAAATGTTTGTGATAATGGGTGCGACAATATTGAGGATTATAATGTTGATTGTCACGGTTATCCTGAAAACGTAGATGTGGAGTAAAAACAATGGGTTGGACATTTACACAAACAAACGAAACCGTTAAGGGTTTTATGGATAGAACTTTCGCTGGTTGGGAAGGCAAAGAGTTCAAAACAAAAATGTTGGCTTCCGGTATTAACAAAAACGTTTATTATGCCGCAATGGAATCTACACCACAAAACGGAGTTATTGGAAAAGCTAAAGAAGTCTGGGCTTTGGTTTGTCCTGTTTCTACTCGCAAAATTAAAAGCGCGTTTGGCTTAAGAGAAGTTGGCTATAAAGATATGACCGAAAATTGGGAGCCATTTTATTATGATGTTCCTAAAAAGGTTTGGGATATTCTTGAGGCTAACAAACAATATATGCCCGATAGCAAAGGAGCAAGAAATTGGCGTGATGAAGTCAGAAAACACAAAGCCGAATATGTAAAGCCTGTTGCTTTGCAAGTTGGTGCAAAAATTAAACTGAAAAATCCAGCTCAATTCTCTTGCTGTCAGGAAGACGAGTTTATTGTTATGCAAACTGGCAGAAAGAAAATCTTTCAGTCTGTTAAATATGGCTTTATTTGTAAACTTTGCCGTCAAACCTTGCAGAATGGCTATACATTTTTGTAGGAGGTAAGTATGAAATTTATTCGTCAACTAAAAGAATTTGAAAGTAAGGCTGAATACATGAGCGACAAATATTTTGAGGATTACAAACAATATTTCGAGAATAGAAGAAGAATACAATATGGTTTGTCCAAAAATCAATATTTTGCAGCTTGTGTGGACGCCGAAACAAATTGTTATATACATAGCTCTGGTGGAACTATTTATATAACAAAGAATTTAAACACAACTTGGATAGCCCATACACCGCTTAACTGTATTGTAGAAATTAGTCCAGATGACAACGTTTTGGAAATAGGAGTTTCAAAATGACAGATGTTAATGTTTTGAAATATTGGAAAAAACGAATGGATTCTGAGCTAAAAGGAGATGAGCAATCAGAAGTCAAAGAATACCAATTAAGAAAAGGCGCTTTATTGCAACAAATCTATGAGCTAATCGGCCAATATAATGAATTGGACAAAAAAGAAACTTATGTCAAATGGTTTTGGTGGTGGCGGTATAATTTAGCAAAACGAGTTTTAAATAAATTTAAAATTAACAATATATACCGCGATAAACGGGCTACAGAGTATTGGAAAAAGCTTTATATGAACAAAACCTGCAAAATGAAAAACAAAGGGCTAGAATACGCCGGAAAGGGCGAATTATTAGGTTTAATAAATAGCCTTGCCGCGCTTGATTTAGATAATTTGGATAAATACGTTTATGTATCTAAAAAGATTAAGGAATGTGGCAAAAAAAACTAATTGTTAAGCCAATTTATTTTTCTTGATAGCCAATTATAAATGATTGTTATTCCTTTATACTTAGCTTATATATAAACTATAAAGTTAATCAAAAAGGGAGTAAATAAAAATGTCATCTATTACACATTATATCGGTAAGGTAGAAAATAAAAGAATTTTCCTTATCTGTGAAAACGAAAAAGGGCAAAAGGTTCAAGTTCCTCATATTGATTTTATGACGGAACAAGGTTTGACCGCTGTGGCTTATCATGATGCAACACCAAAACAGCCATATAAATTCTTAAATACATTAGAGTTGGCTCGGTTTATGACCGGCAGAGATATTGAAGGCTCTATCTTGCCTACTCCGCAACAGCAAAGAATTGAGCATTTAAAGTGGATGACCAAGGCGTTAAAAGACCCTAAATTTGCCGAACTTTATAACGAAATAATGAATAAAAGAAAATAATTGGAGGTTTAAAATGAACAAATATATCGAATATTGTCCTCATTGTGATAGAGAACGAGCTGTAAATTTAAAGTCCAATGAATATGTTTGCGTTTGCACTTGTGGCAAAAAATTATTTGCTTGTAATAAATGTTTTGATGACCAAAGAGACAAAGGCATTGCAGACGCAAATATTGTTTGCGATTGGAATCAAGAAACCGGTACTTGTTTTAGGTGCAAAGGAAAATAAAAATGACAGTTGCAGAATTAATTAAAAAATTGGAAGAATTTAATCCGAAAGCCGAAGTTATGGCAATTCCGCCGTCTAACTTAAAAGATGACCGTTATTTAATCGTTGTAGACGCTGAGGAAGAATATTCTCATTTAGTCTCTCTTGGTTTGGAGGTTCCGAATGAATAGGAAACAATATCTTAATCGCCTTAACAAAGTTTTGACAAAAGTGGACAAAGATATAACTAAGGCAATTTTATTAACGCATGAGTTTAAGGACTCACATCCTGAAATTAAAGATTTATCTGGTATTTTGAATTATACAAATGAGGATAGAGCTTTAGATGATATTGCTTGTCAGGCCGTTAGAATTAAGGATATTCTTGCTGGTAAAATTTCTTTTCCTTGTGAAGACAAGTCTTATGCAAGAAGTTTGGTGCGGAAAGTCAGAAAAGTTTTAGGATATACTATATAATGGCACCAAACCTCTAGCCATTTAATAACGCTTGAAGTGCCTAATATTTTATATTACATTGTAAATATAAAATAACAAAGGGAGAATTAAAAAATGAGTTATTTTTTATCTGAATATCGTAACTTAACAGTAAGCTATCATAAACGCGAAACTGATTTTGGCTATCATTTCTGCGTTCAAAGCAATTGTACAAATACTTGGGCCTGCAAAACTAAATGGGAATTTAAAAGGTGGCTTAAAAACAGGGGATTAACACTTGATAAGAAAAATAAGCATTGTCCAGATTTCCGTTTTATTAAAGGCAAATTCCGTGAAGAGTTTTGCTGGAAAGTAAAAGAACTCGATAAGAAAGTTAAAGGGTATAAATTCGTTGTAATGAGCAACGGAGATAAAACAGTCGGCTTATCCTACACAAAACACAGAATTAGGCACGTTATGTGTTGTAATCCTAACGTTCATGAGCGGCCTGTATTTGACCACCGTACTACGCCAGAAGAAATTAAATTGAGTTTATGGCACGCAAACACTCTTTAAATATGAAAGGAAAGAAGATGAAAACAGGAACTTACATCTATTCAGATGGAACATATTCTGAAAAAATCGACAAAACTAAAACAATTGCAGGCATATTGTGCAATGTTACTGACACACACGAAATCGCTATTATGCCGATTGAGAGTGAGGAAAAGCTTAATTTTGACGAAGCGCAACAGTTTTGTCAGGACGCCGGCGGCCGATGCCCAACCATTGATGAACTCACCGGCATTTATTTGAACAAAGACAAAATCAATGCCGCTTTGAGCGCCGCTAACCTGCCGGAGTTAAAAGAAAGCTGGTATTGGTCCTCTACCAAGTATAGTTACGGCTTTGCGTGGAAGTTGAGCATGACTAACGGTCTCAGGCACGACTACTATAAGGGCAGCTACCTCTACGTTCGTCCGGTATTTAATATTCCTGTTAAAAGTTAGGCTATATTAATCATATAGCCTGTTGATAGCGACATTATAGTTTATTCTCCCTTTGCCTATAATGTCGCTTTTTTTGCCTTATAAAAATGATTGAACTGCCTTAAATGCGGCGTTATATATAGATTATAAACAATAATAAAGGGAGTAAAAACAATGACTGTAACAAAGGAAGAATTAGAATATTATGCCAATACAATGCTTGACCAATTAACTTATGGTCATCGAGGCGCATTAAAAGCTATGTTAGGCACACAAAACATTATCCATTTTGAGTTTGAATATCAAGGCTATAAACAACCGACTATTGCCTTTGATTTCAAAATGTCAAGAAAATATAAATATTGCCGAATCATTTATCAGCAAGGCAAAGATGTTTATGCTATGCAGTTTTTAGACAAAAATGGCAAGGTTGTTACCGAATTTGATGAAGTTTATTTTGACGAACTAAACTCCAAATTTTCAGAAGTAACAGGCTTATGCTTGATTATGCCAAGAATTGTTAATTGGTAAGGAGAAAAGTAATGAGAAAATTATCATCTGAAAAATTACGCACAAAACTTGCCAAAATTTACAAAATTGAAGAAAAGCACGGGCCTGAATTTGAAAATTTAAGGTTTGAAATCGAAACCGAATTAAACAAAAGAAACTTTGCGGCCATTTATCACGCCGCTTGCCGACACTTAAAGCTTAAAAGAATTAACAATCAGTTTGAGGCTGCTTCGATTTATGCAGACGCTATAATTAATGGCTATGATTATGCCCCAACAGACACAAGCCATGAAATCCGCGGCTTTGACACAAAGAACGGCGTTCCTTACACAGTTTATTTCTAGCCTGTTAAAACATATTGTAACGCCATAAATCTGGGTTTATATATTTATATATAAACAACAAAGGGGGATAATAACATGAAAAAATTAACTTTTAATGAAAAACAAGCTATTTTATATAATACCTTAGATAATAATGGCGTTTGGTATCCGTTCTTTTGGGAAAATGCCGGTGGTAAGGAAAACGCTCTTAATCACCTATACAGCTTGAAATCTGAAAAGAAAATCAAAGAATGGATTTACACTTTGATTTAAAAAGGAGAATAAGTTAATGTTTGAAATTACATTTTTTCATAAAGGAACAAGCTCAAGGGTTTACGCTATTTGGGCCTACCTTAATGAAGAATCAGATAATGTTACTATCGAAGTTTTTGATTTTTTTGGACAAAATTACTACTATGGAATATATGATTCTGACGGTGGTCACATGACGGGAGATGATTTAGAAATTCCTAATAATGCCGATAAAAACGATATTATCAAAATGGTATTGAGAAAAATACAGGAACATTTACACAATATCGACCCTTTCAAGGAGCAACTAAAAGAGGAAATTGCGGTTATTAAGCCTGTTATTCAAGAAATCAGCGGCAAAACAGTTAAGGAATTTAAATCGAAAAAGTTACCAGAAGGCTTTCATTTAGGTTCTTGCGGAAAAGGTTATTACTACTTGGAATACAAACACTTAACCGTTGATATATTGATTGAAAATAAAGTTGCAGCGCCTGCGGACGAATATGAAATTTATAACGACTGTGATAGTTATATAGGCACAATTAACCCAGAAACCTTTAAAATAAGGATACAAACCAATGAATAACTGGAAACAAATGTTTGCCAAGTTAGCAGAACAAAAAAGGCTTAGAGTTTCAACAAGAAGAAAAAAAACAACAATTCTTTTTGGATTGGTTATTTTTACGAAAAAGAGGGTTTAATGGCTTGCGGTCATTTTAAGGTTAAAAGCTGGAAACACGCTTGGACATTATTAATAAATGGTTATTTAGGAGTTTAAACCAATGTCAGAACTGCCAATTTTTCACACTAAAAACCTAGAAATAGGCAAAACCTATAAAGGCTTAATCAATAATAAAACCTTTACGGTTACCGGCACGACAACCGACAGATTTGACACGGAGTCAGGCTCTTATGTTGAAAAAATCTATTTTACAGCCATTGACGAAGACAACCACAGTTTTATTATCAGTCCTAACCGTCATTTATACATTCAGGAGGTAACAAAATGAACACTAATTTGGATAAAGAACTAAAACAGCTTTTAGGCGACCAATACCTAACCATACAAGAAATTCCAACCAAAACCGGCAAACAAAGAATGGGTAAATATCGCCTTCTAAATGACCCCAACCAATCCTTGCTTATGTTTTGCCGGTATGATAACAATTCTGCCTTAGTTCTAAATCCCGTCTTTGTTCCCTTTTCAGCCTCATCAACAGGCAGAAACTTAGAAATTTTGGCTTATGTAAAAGGGCTAACTGCCTAAATTCCGTTAATTTTCTTAAATAAAACCTAAAGGCTTGTTTATATTATTTCGTAAACAAGCCTTTTTCTTAAAACTAACGCCTTTATAAAACAAAAACGGTATTATAATACCATAGTTAAATAATATTATGGAAAATCAATAACTTAGACAAATAAACCTTTTCAATGAAAAAGTTAATCAAATTAAAGCCGATTTTAAGCCCGTACAAAGCAAATAACTTTAATAAGCTACCCCTATACCAAAAAAATAGATTCACCCACTCAGTGACAAAATTTTGCCGTTTAAAATTGATTTTTGGATAACAGGTAGCCCCGAAATAAAAACCTAACTATTTTTAATTCAAAAACCAATAAATAAAATCCTATAAATTTAAAAACGAATCTTTGACAATCCTAAAAAAGTATGCTACCCTTAATCCCGTATTCAGGGAAAAAATATATAACATTAATTGTGTAGTATATTTGACATTATAAAGGCTAATGTAAAGTTTAAAATACATTAATCAAATTTTTCGGAATATATAAAAGCGGAAATTAAGGAACAAAATTATAAATAACAATCTTTCCGAAAATAAGGAAAATAAACACTTACAGAACAAAAAACAATAAAAACCCTCTTTAGTTATTATTATTCAGAAAATAGTTATTTAGGGAATAAAAAATACTTGCAATTAATTAAATAAAGATATATAAACTTATATAGACACCGAACAAACACTAAATTAAAAGTGTTAACCAAAGCCGACTAATTAGAAACAAAACCTTTAATTAGTCGGCTTTCATATAAAAGAACAAACATAATCAGGATAATAAATAAGTTCGGAATATATAAACAGAGAACAAATAAATATATAAAAGACGTTTAGAACAAAAATCAGTAAATAATAATAAAACGGATAATATATAAGAAGTTCAAAGACAAAAATCAGTAAATAACAAAAAATTGACAATATATAAGAAGTTTAAAGACAAAAATCAGTAAATAATAGTAAATTGAATAATATATAAGAAGTTTAAACCATAAATTCAGTTGGCGCGTTTTTCTTACCTTCTTTCCGAAATTTCCAAGGAAAACAAATGGCGGAGATATTCAAGGAAAGCCAACGCCTACAAAAACCTCTCCCAGCCTACAAATAACGTTTTAGCCTACATTTCCCTTGTTTTCGCCTATATTTCTTGCTTGACAGCTTTTAGCCTATATAAAGTTATGGATTGTCTATAAATTGTTTCACGTGAAACATTCCATGGATAACGGTCTATATAATACAGGATAATAACGGTTTACTTATTTGAGGATAATCGCCGAAATTTATGGACAGGAAGGTTCGGAATTTTTTCAAAAATGGCTAAGTTATTGATTTTACTAGAAAGTGGTGGAAAATTGACTAAAATCCGGCTTTAGTTTTTAAGTTTTTGTTTGTTCCTATAGTTTTTGATTGATTTATTCTGTATATATGCTATATATAATAATGTAACAAGCATTATATAGCTATATACATAAAAACATCTTTCATATTTCATATAATGCTTGGCTTATGGTGCGGAGATTCCCCTATAAGCTACGTTACTTCCGCTATTTCTTATGAGGATTCCCTGTAAACCATCCAGAAATAGCGGGCATTTTAATTCACTAAGCCGGTAGGTTTTATTACTTACCGGTTATTTTTACACCTAAAAATTGAAATTGTGGAAAATCAATGGTTTAGTTTATATCTGACCCCCTAGGAAAATGACACCTCTATAAGTAGTTCGGAAAGGATTTTCAACTTATTGGTGTAAAGAATAAGGCTCAAAAATGATTGATTTAGAGGCTAGGTTAAGAAAATTTTATAATAGGCAGAAAAATGATTAGTTTATAACAGGCTAAAGGCTGACTTAGTATAGGTAGGCTTAGACTAGGCTGAATTATATTATTCTGCCTTATAAAAAGGGTTGTGCTGCCTTATAAGTGCTTATATACTGTCGGCATTAACAACAGAGGGGGTTTAATATGCAAACGTTCGGAATTAGTCATTTTACGGCAAGAGGAGAAATAAGTCCGATTATTGATTGTTATTTTCATAACGAGGACAAGCCGAGGTTTTCTCTTTATATAGATGAATATGGTCTTGTTGAAGAAGTTATTATTAAACAAGATAATACCGGAGTAGATGACGCATTTTTAATGACTGTAGATTTTGCTTGTAGTTGTTTCTATGCTTGTCAGGAAGCTACGGAATTAGAGGGCGATTGGCAAGACGTTGTTCAGAATATGAACAAATTTGTGGCTATTTATGATAAAATTTAGGCAAAAAATATTTGAAAAACAATTAGTTAGGCAGAAATTTAAGGTAATTTTTAACAAAAATTTGAAAAATAGGCTGAAATTTTGAGTTGTTTCCCTATAGGAAAAAATGTACGAAAATTTGTAAAAAATAGGCTAAAATTTAATGTTAAAAAATTAAGGAAAAACAAAAGGTTATAAAGAGATTTTGGCTAAAAACAAGAATTTTTACCGAGACGAATAAAAAGGGGCTTTATTAGCCCCTTTGTTTAAGCCTTAAGCATATCATTTATTTCTTTTAAGGAATAAGGTGGTTTACCAGATTCGGGTTCTTGAATATGCGGCCAATCGACATTTCCGCCATTATCTAAGGTAATTGTCGTTAAGCCAAGCTTGTGGGCTTCCTCGTGCATTACCTTATAGCCATTTAAGCCATTTTCGTTCAATTCGTTATGGTTCCAACAAGCATTGCCTTTTGTTTTCTCCCAGTAGAGGTCACAGGCTAATCCGAATTGGTGCCAAGATTGACCCGGTAAGGCATTAGTTACTTTGCCTTCGCCTTCTTGTGGGCCTGCTTGCTCCAAACAGTCAGCAAGGTAATCACAGCCTAGGCTTCTTAATTCCCTGATTTTTGTCTTAATAATTGTTGTTCTTCTGCCTTTGCGCCAAAGCTTTGCTTGTTCTTCTGGTGTTCTAAGGGTTAAATAAGGAACAACGGTAATACCTCTCAAGGCACAATTAGCTACAAGAATCTTGATTTTCTTGGCAAATTCCGGTTGTAAATCTTCTAGTTTTCTTGACATAGATATATCCTTTCTTGTTATAACGGTATAAGTATAGCCTATATTTTGTTGTATTACAAGCTTTTGAGCCTTTTGAAAAATGTTAGTTAGCCTTCTAAAAAGTATTTACAAGCCTGTTTTGAGGGTGTAATTATATATATGTAATTAACAAAAAGGGAGTTAAAAAATGAACATCAAAAGTTTAGTTATTGACGACATCGATTATGATTGGTGCGCCGATTGTTATTATTTGAAAAATGAAGATAAAATTGTCGGCGGGGCTTATTGCGGTGATAACGGTTTTATTGTTAAAACCGATGATAACGAAGTTAAAGAGCATTTTAAAGCTATTGTACGAGAATCGGGCATTTGTTACGGTTGCGAAGAACCCGATGAAATTGTAACGAAGTTGCGGTACGGCTTAAACGTTGTCGCTGAAAAGTTTTAATTTTTGAAAAGGGAAATAAAAATATGAAATTAAGTACTTATAAATTTGTTAACGAAAACTACAGCGCCCGTCTTGAGGGGGTTGGTGAATTAACTTTTGTTAGCAACAACCCGAATTATAAAGATTTTTCTTTTGACGTTGACGGCGATTTTTTGATTGAGGGTTGTTCTGAAAGTGTAGAAAATTATAATTATGAAGTTTCCGATTTATACCGTATTTTTACCGAATATTACAAAAAAGAGGGTTATTTACCCGCTATAATTGGTGTTTTGTCAATTTTAGAAATGCCGCTCATTTGTTGCTCAGATATTGCCGGCGAAAATGATTAATTAAACAACGGGGCTAATAACCCCGTTTTTTATTGCTACATGAACAGGATAAGGCTTAACGGTCTATATAATACAGGATAATTGGAGTATATAGGATAAAGGTATGTATAAATCAGGATAACGGTTTACCTAATTCAGGATAACCAAAACAGGCTTTTCGGCTTTATTTGCCTTTATCCTATATAGGTTATTAACAAGTGGTTAATATCCATTTAGAACCGGGTTGTATATAGAAACGAATCAATTATATTTAAATCATAAACGAACTAAACCAATAAAGGGAGTAAAGACAATGAATAATATAAACGCAATTAGACCAATTATTGAAGCCCAAAGAGCTAAATATCGTCGGCAACGCTTAAAACAGAATTATGAATTAATTAATGATGACGTTACAGCCATTTTTGAGAAAACTGATGATGATTTAGCCATTGAAGAGCAAAATGTTGTAGATTTGGTTATGGTATCATCATATAATCGCTTTTCTAGTCGATTTTAGAGCTTTACAGAGGTTTTTTCTGAAAAAATGATACAACATAGCTGAAAAAAGAAAAAACCTCTGTACGCTTAAAAAATAATGTTTTATTTTGATTTGACTTTTTTGGTTTTTCGTGCAAAAGCCTAAATTACAAAATTTTTATAACAGGCCGAAAATAGACTTCAAATCTAAAAGGCTAGGTAATGAAAATTTTATAACAGGCTCAAAAAAGACTTTATATATAAGGCTGAAAATAGACTTGACAAATTTTTGAAAATTCTACAATTTTTGTATAACAATCAAAAAGCGTATTTTTGCCGATTCTACACTTTCACCCGAAAAAGCGAATCGCGGCCAAATAGAATCGATAAAAAGCCGATTCGATTCGCGAATCTTTCCGGGATTCGTTCTTATTTCGTTCTTATTATAAAAAGCGATTCTAAAAAATTAAAACAGAACAAAAATAGAACAACAAAAATTTTTTGTAAAAATAACTTATTGAAAAAACATAATTTTTTTAAAAAAATCAAAAAAAATCAAAAAACGGGCTTGCAAAATACAAAAAAAGTGATACGTTCTAAGCATACCGCGGTTGATGCGGTATGTTACAAAAACTCAAACTTAATACCATTTTATGAAACGAGGTAAATATGACAAAAATTTCAAAAAAATCTGAAAACAAAAAAACTGTTAAAAATCAGAAAGTTAATAAAAAAGCCGTTAAAAAGGTAACCGCGGCGGTTGCTCCCGTTGCAGACGTTAACCCGGTTGACAATTACAAACAGTCTATGATTGCCGCTTCTCAAGCGTACATTGCACGCCGAATCGCCGCCGAAGGTGACAAGCTTAGCGCCGCAAAGCGTAAAGAAATTGAGGGGTTGAATCTTGCCGGGGCTGTCAATGCAAGTTTCGAAGTTTTGCAAAAAGCAAACGCGACTCCCGAAATTTTCAAAGACTTACGCTTAACAGCATACGCGAAAGCTCTGCAACGTTCGGTTATTATTCTTAATGCTATTGCAACCGGTAATTATACGGGGCGTTATAATTGTCTTGCGGGGGCGCTGATTGACTTAAAACGGGCTTGCATCAACGCGGGGTTATATGCTAAGAAAGAGTTATCGTTTAGCGCGTATTCCGGCGGGCGTACCGGGGGCGCTAGCCCTGCCGCGAGCATGCTCGGCGTTGTACTTGATATTTTTCAGCTCGGCGATTGGGACAACACTCTAAAAGTTGTAAAAGTTAAGCCCCTCGCTGTTGAGTTGATTAGCAAAATGACTATTCAAAGTCCGCTTTTTTACTCTAAATAGTTATTAACCGGGGCGGGTATATAACAAGCCCGCCCCTTTTTTATTAATTCTTTTTTGTGAGTTGTAGAAATGTTTATTAAAAGTTTTATAAAGTCTTTTATATATACTGTAAGTTATATATTCGCTTTAAATGTTTTTATTTTATTTTTCTTGTATTAATTGCGAATCGATAAACGAATCGGGGGCAGGGTTTAGGGTTGTCGATTCGTTTTTGTGTCTAAGTTGTCGAAGTCTTAGACAAAATTTGAAAACCACGCAGGCCCTTGCCATTCTCCAAACCATATATACACCTCACCTCCTTATATATAAACCGGAACTGTACATATACCCGACTTCCTTATATGTATATCCAAGCTACCTATATACTTGTCCTCCTTATATATTTGGATTGTCTATATATATGAACTCCTTATATTATTTAGCTCTTATCAGGTCTTGGTGAAAGATAGCTGAATTTACAGGGGCGTCATTATAATCATCTAGGGTTAATTCTCTGCCTAAATAATGTTCTGTGCATTTTTTACATAATACATGGGTTTTGCTGACAAAATTATTATTACAGACTTGTTGCCATATTTCATCTTTAAGCATAAAGTAATCGCCTATTTCTTTAAAGACATCCTTGCCGCAATGGTTACAATGCAGACTGCCATAATGGCGCGGATTGGTTTCATACAAGCTTAAATCGACTTCTGGCACTTCTGTAATAGCCAAATAGGTTTTGCTTGGGATAATAGCAAGCTTGAGATTCCAATTAGTGCCGTTCCATTGCAAAATTTCTATATCTTCTTTACGAATTTTCTGTTTCAATTTAGCATTATGAACGTAATAATAATGCCACGGAATTAAATCTTTTTCATTCATATACTTCATTAGAAGTTTCCTTTAATGTTCTGTTACTACGCCAAATAGGTTGTCACGGAAAGTATAAGAAACTTCTCTGATATATGACGCAAATTCTGTTTCCCTTTGGTATTCTTTTAATAAAGGAGAAAATTCAAATCTATATTTTTCATCTTCTTGACCATAAGAGATTAAAATACCGACAGTTTTATTGATAAAATATGTATCCGTACTAAATTCATAAATTTTACCTAATTCATATGACGTTATCATTTTAAATCCTTTTGTTGGGTAATGCTTCTTCTTTCACCGCAATTATTACATTTTTGTATTTCGTAGATTAAATCTGGGTTATATTCAGATTGGTGGGTATAGAGGGTTGTCCATTCATGCCAATCTTGAAATAAAATATCACCAAGCCAGCAAATTAAGCGTTTAAACATCGTCTATTTCCTCTAAATAATCTTCATCAGGTTCTGACCGCCAACCTTTGAAATCATAAATTGGGGTTAATGTAAAATGTTTGCCGCATTGAGAACAAGTAATTTCTTCTGATTCATCTTCGTTCCACGGCATTTCATAAGGTTCTCTAAATTCTGTGTTTTTGCAAAATGGACAGATAGCTTTATAATCTTTCGTCATTATTTCGTAACACATTCTTTAAACTCCTTATAAATAGAAACCTTTTTATGTTGTTTAGCTTTTATAATAACAAATTCTGCCAAAGCTTCTGCTCTATCTTCAATAGAGAAAAATTCAGTACAGGCTAGCAAATCGTGACATTCTTCAATTAACCATTTGGGGATTTCTTTCATTAAAACACTCCTATCATAAAGATAAATAATTAATTATTTTTTACTCCGGTATTTGCATCAAGCTCCCAAAATTTTAAAACTCGTTGTTCTAATAATTTTTCAAACGCCGGGATTGAAAGTCTTGTTGTCGTAAATATTTCTTCGTTATTTCTAATATAAAGAACCAAATATCGGTATTTGCTAACATTATTCATTGTTTTTATTCTCATAAAAGGTTACTTCATCTTTGAAAACAGGATGGCAATGGCGGTACAGTCCCCCTCTAGTATTTTCAAAAGGATAATCCGCTTTATCATGTATATATGCTAATTTCTCCATGCTTTTGTACTTATCATCGCTATCCCAAAACCAGCAAAGGCATTTATTTTTGATGATATAGTCCCAATCGATAGGCTCTTGGTAAAACTCCCAATCATCAGACATAACATTATCATTACCAAGATAAATTACATCTCCTCCGTTATCTACGATTAAACCTGCCTCATTTAATAAAATATAATCATCTACCTCCCAAATTGATTGTCTAATCTTCGCCCCTTTTCTAAATTCGGGCAACAATTCCTCTAAATATGACATTGGTCTTGCTCCGTTTCTTTTATCTTTTTCTGAATAATTTTTTGATATTTTCTAATTGTCGCCAAAGAACATCCACAAAATAGTTGAATTTCTTTAGGTTTGTCATAAGGGTTTTCTTTTATGTAGTCCCAAAGCTGTTTTTTATCTTCATTTGTCATTTCTCAATTTCCTTTAACGCCTTTTCAGCTATTTCATAGCCGCATGATTTAAATTGTGCAGCAAAGTAATACATATCATAAAGTTCTATGTCTTGCCAATTTTTTCTATTAGCATATTTTTTCAAAGCCTTAACGGCAATCTTCAACTTTTTCTCAAGCTCAATCTCTCGGTCTGTTTTTTTATTTTGTTTTCTTAATCGCTCATAACAAACTTTTTCTGCTCTATCAAAATTATTCATTTTATTTTCTTTCAGCAAAACAATCACATTTTTCAATTTGTTTACTATCTATAAGAACCGTCAAGGCCCAACAAGGTACTAATCCCATTTGAAAGGCAGCATTTTCTCCGGCACATGAACAACTTTCTCTTTTATCATCGTCTGTTGGTGCTTCATAATGAATACATTTTTGACAAATACTCATTTTTTCTCCTTTAATGCTCTTTCAAGCACTTCTTTACAGCTATTAATAATTTTTTCTGCAAATTCAGTTGTTATTTTATCCATATATCTTTTAAAGTTATATTCCCCTTGTTCTTTATACGGGCAATGTTCGCAAACAAAGCTCTGCCCAAAACATACTGGACATAGGGGAGAGCCATAAAGCTTTTTGAGTTCTTTATTATTTGTCATCTTTACATTCTTGTTTTACTATATTCCAAAATTTTTGTACTTGTTCTTCATCAAAAGAACTATCTCCGCTTAAGTTAAGTGTCCATAAATCATATTCTTCAAATTCACTAATTGTTTGAGAATTATAGAATCTATTTTCTAAACTGTCAGCAAATTCTCTATGGACGGCCTCAGCTTTTTCTTGATATTTTAATGCTTTAGTTAATAAAGCCTGTTCGTGTTTGGTTAATCCGTACTTCTTTGACATTAGTTTACTCCAAAAGTTCGGGGTTTTCGTGAATATTACCGACAACAATACAATTTTGGGCGCATTTTTGAGTAAGGTTTCCTCTTGCTCCAAACCCAAATCCACAACAATTAAATGTATTCCATTGTACTTTTAATTTTGTTCCTTTTTTAAGCCACCCGTAATTTCTCGATTGTGTAAGTTTAATAATATCACCTTCCCAAATCAATTTGCCGCACTTATCATTAAATCCAGTACACTGTTCAACAATTCCGAAATCTATTACATACCATTCAAATTCACCTTGACTATTTTCATACAATTGTTCTTCTATTTGTTCTTTTTGTTCTTCGGTTAGATTTAATTTAGAAAGAGCGTTTGAAAGACTATCTTGCGAAAAGCCGATTAATCCGTCAGAATATGCAACTGCGTCGTAAACATAAAATGATATTTCTTTATCTTCTGTATCATTTTGAATGTTACAAGTTATAAAAACTCTAAATTTATACCTATTCTTCATCTTCGTTCCTTAATGGTTTGATAATTGCGTTATCTGACAAATCATGAACTGTTCCGCAATTTGGACAAGTAACAAAAATTGTTGGCGGTGTTAACTCGTCTCCTTCATCATATTCTGCGGAAAAATCATTATCACCGTTACCACAATTACCACAAATTAAATGTAATCTAGCATTAACCATTATTCTTCACTTTCACCGAGAGCGGCATTAATACGTTTTAATAACTTTTCGTCGTCTTCATAACCGATAGATGTCATTTCCATACAAAGTAAGACTCTGTCTTTACATTCTCTTAATAAAGCACGGAGGTCTACAATTTTATTGGCTTCTTCGTTAGCTATATCACTAACTCTTTCAAATCTTTCTTTCATAACGTTATAGTTATTTTCAAGACATTGGCACCATTCAATTAATTCAGCTTTATTATATCCGGTATATTTCATTTATATTTCCTCTGAATCTGTTGCGTCAAATCCGCAAGTATGGCATTTATAACCGGGTAGATAATATTCTCCGCATTTTGGGCAAACATAAGCCCCAACAAAATTAACAAATTTTGAAAGTTTTGTTACTTGTTGTTTTAATCGTTGAAATTCTTCATAACTACATAAAGCAAGAACTTTTATCAAACCAGAATGATATATATTGTTGAAGCAATACTTTTCATTTGACAAAATACCATAAATATAATCGTCTTGACATATTAAAAATGTGAGAACATCAATTCCTTCAGATGTACTACAAAAATATTTTTGGTTGTTTTTTAGTTTCAGATTTTTAAAATCTTCTGTTAAATCCATATCACTTACCTGTATAAACAAATAGCATTATCTAAAATGGTACTCGGGATTAAATAAATATTTTCATCTTCGTTTTGTAAAGATACTTTAACCGGTATGAAGCCTAAATTTAAAAATTCATCTTTAATCATATCATCTGATAATGTCGCTACTTTATCTTCCGGCATATATTTTAAGATTTCTTGCCGCAGACATTTTAGATGTCCGTGACTATCTCCAAAATCAAAGTCGATTCGATTGTATTTTTCATAATCTGTCATATTTAATTCTCCAATTGTTCTAATGTTTGTGAAACGATTTTGTCTAAATGATTTAAATTAAAATTTCGGCTTACATCCCAAATATAACTTTTGATATTTTTTAAACTAGAAATTGCAATGTCTAGTTGTTTTTCTAATTTTTCAACCGTTTGAACACAAATAGCTAATTGAGTAGATTTCTCTATACTTAATGATTCTTCAATTTTATTTCTTAAATATCCGCTACTTTGATATAGCTGTATTGTATCATTAAAACATTTTGTGGCAATTTCTCTGTCTGTTTCTTCATTCGGCATCATTAATGAATATTTTACAAAAGTAAAGTTATACAAATTATCAATTTGTTTACACGTTTCTCTTATTTCTTGTATATCGTCTTTTGTTAAATTTATTAACATAATTTACGTCCTTGATAACAATTTGTTAGCTATAATGAGTAAAAACATGTAACGCTGGAGTAAATCCTTCTGCATTTATGTTAAACTCTTTGTTTGCCAAATTTAATAAGGTGTTCATTTGTCTCATAACAGTTTCGTCGACCACAAAGTTAACATCGGTATCACTATCAAATCTATCATCACCAGATTTAAATACTAAAATACCAAAATAACTATATTGTCCGCTCATGCCGTCAGAAATAAGTATTAGTTCACAAATTTTATTTGGTTTATATTCTATATCAACAATATTTTTATATCGTGATTTAACTTCTTCTGATTCATAATCTAAACATTCTTTTCTTTCAAAATCTTCATAGTTGCCTTTATAACCATAAATAGCATATACTTCTCTTGAAACACCCATTAATCTTTCTCCTCTACCTGTTTTGAATCATGATAAGACGGAAAATATTTTAGCCAGCTAGATAAATCTTCTTTATTATCATAAATTTCCCAATTAGTTTGTTCTTCTCTTCCTAATGGAGTTGGATAGAAGAAATCTATACTAGATAAATCTTTTTTATACCTACATTCAATAACTTTTACTCGAAAACAACAAGAAGTAGAATAAAATACAATTTTACCAGAAACAAATTTATTTCTAACATATTGACCACACATTAATGATTGCCCGTCAATAGATTTTTTAGGCAAAATCGTACCAACAAAGTTATCATCTTCTCCCCAGCCATAATCACAAACTTTGTTTGTATATTTTTCGACAATATTTGTTTTCTTCATTAAATTATCTTTCATAATGTTTGTTTCAAATTATATTGAAAATTAAGGATTGTCAATGTCTACTTTTAAATTATCAATATCTACTTTTTATTGATTTTAATTTCAACATTAAATTAGCATTAATTTCTTTCTTTTTCGGAGGTGGGTCTTCGTAATCATAATTAAAATTATCTTCGTGTTTATTGGACATATCTTCAAATTCACCATAATTAAAATTATCAAATTTATCAATAGATTCGTAAGCTCTTTTGTGCAATTCATCTAATGACAAACGCCTTGTTTCGTCAAATTCGTCAAACAAGCTACTCTCCGTAAATAGGATGATTTTGACACATTTCTTGAATTTCTTTAGATAATTCACAATATAATTGATTTAAATAACCAACATCTTGCGCCCAAACATTAATTAAAGTGGCAATTATTGCAGCAATCTTCGCACATTCTGCTTCTTTAAAACCTCTTGTTGTAATTGCTGCGGTTCCTAAACGAATACCAGACGTTTCAGATTTAGGCTTGGGGTCATCTTTAATAGCATTTTTATTAACAACAATACCAATATTAGAAAGACGGTCTTCTATAAACTTGCCAGAAATGTTTTTATCTTTTAAATCTAACAAGATTAAATGATTATCGGAACCGTCAGACATCATTTTAATATTGGCTGTACGAAAAACTTCTTCCATTGCTTTAATGTTTTTAAGAATTTGTTTTTGATATTGTTTAAACTCTGGGGTTAAAGCTTCTTCAAAACAAATCGCCTTACCGGCAATAATGTGTTCTAATGGACCACCTTGAATACCCGGAAAAACTGCTTTATCAATTTGCTTGCCAAGCTCTACGTTGTTAGAAAGAATAATTCCACCTCTAGGCCCTCTTAAAGTTTTGTGTGTTGTTGAAGTAACAACATCAGCATAAGGAAGAGGAGAAGGATGAAGACCAGCCGCAACTAATCCAGCAATATGAGCCATATCAACCATAAGATAACATTTATGATTTTTTTCAAAATCATCTTTTGTAGCTTCGTCTATAAAATTCCAATCTTTATAACTAACGGAAAGTTTAGGATTAGTATAATCATACTGAATACCTTCATTTATAAACCATTGATTATTATAATCATCAACAATTTTTCTAATTTTTTCAAAATCAATAATTCTTGAATATGCTGATGCACCAACAATTAAAATTCTTGGTTGATATTGAATTAATTTCTCTTTAATTTCTTCATAATTAATAATACCATTTTCATCCAAACCATAAGATACGGCATTATATAATTTTCCAGAAGCTGAAACTTTTGAGCCATGTGTTAAATGACCACCTGCATTTAAATCCATACCTAAAATAGTATCGCCCGGTTTGCACAAAGCTAAATAAACAGCTTGATTTGCTTGACTACCGCTATGAGGTTGAACATTTGCCCAATTACATTTAAATAATTCTTCACATTTATCAATTGCATACTGTTCAATTTCATCAATATAACGACAGCCGCCGTAATAACGGTGCGCGGGATAACCTTCCGCATATTTGTTGGTTAAAATCGAACCCATGGCTTTCATAACATTTTTAGAAGTATAATTTTCAGAAGCAATCAAACAAACTTCGTTTTCTTGTCTTACTCGCTCTTTTTCGATTAAATCAAATACTTTATTCATAAGTTTTTCCTTTTAATAAATGCGACTGAATAAATTTCATCTGTTGTTTGCAAATCATAAAATAATAATTATCATTTTGCGAATTATAAGAACTAAAAAACAATTTATCTTTTTGCCGAGATAAATATTCATTTAAAGCTATAGCCCTTTGCATAGTACGGCTTCTTAATAATTCTGGCTCTAAAGTTTTTATTTCAACCGATTCTTTCTTGTTTAAATGATTGTTTATAAAAGATAATCCCCTCATAATCCCAAACATATAAGCATGAAGTTCAGATACACTATTTGAAACGAATCCGTTCATAAAATAAATTTTGCCAGAGTTGTCGGTAATGACATTTCCGACCTTATGTTTTAATTTATAATTTTCTACCGTAACGTATAATTTCATATTTTTCCTTGCTGTGTTATGATTTAAGCAAATACTAAAATTGTAACCAAGATAATTAACATTATTTTATGAATTGTCCAGAATTTTTTCATGTTTTGTCTCCGTCGATTAACAATGTATCGAGTATAATCTCCCAATCACCGGCTTTTATTTCGTCGGCATTGAAAACCCTTATAAAATTTTCTGTAGATTTGTTTATCGGACAATTGGTTTTTCTCATGTTTTCTAAAGCAAAAAAATCAATAATCTTATTACCAATTTTATTTCTTCGTTTCAAACAAGCTTCAGCGTGTTTGTCATAATTAAAACGAATAGCGTACCTTTTATAAAAAGAAGGTACCTTCCACCTTTTTCTGGCATTAACCGTTAGATTTGTCATGTCGACAACGATATGTTTTCCTTCTTGAACAGCAATATTTACATTTTGTTGTATTTGCTTATAAAGGTCTCGAAAATTAACTGTTTTCCAAGCTTCGTTATAAGTAATATTCTGTTTTTTAGCCATATCTTCTATTATGTCATCGGGAGACACAATAAAATATTTATCACTTAAAAACATATTCTTTCTAAAAAAAGTTTTACCGGTCGCAGGAAAACCTACTAAATAAAAAATGTTTTTATTCAATTTACCACCAACTCATATTTATAAAAAACTTTAGCATCATAACAATTAAATACAAACCGATATGGTACTTGTTCTTCTTTCCAAGCAAGCCACATATTTCTAAATTTTATTTGTTTGACTATCTCATACGCGTTATAAGTTTTTTCGATTTGAGAATAGATTTCGTTTTTAAATTGAGTTGTATCTTCTTCCTTCATAGTGGGGTGTTGAACAACTAAATAGTTCGTGTCCACGTTTTCTGCATTTATACTTAAATTGGCAAAAACATAAAACTCATATTTATTTTTTACCAAATCAGAATATTCAGTGAATGCGGTAGAAGATGTGTTTTCTTCGTCCACTTTTAATACTAATTTACCTAAATAAAAATATTTTTTACCGTTTTTATTTATGTAAAGTCCACCAACTTTTAAATTTTTAGTCGAAATATTAGCGGCTTTAGCATAAACCGTTTCACTAAGATATTGTTCATGTAAAGGCGTATTTTCAGGAATTAAAATATTTTCTGCTCCTTTTCTTGCCCAAAAACATTTTTCTTGAATTATACCATTTTTAATAGTAGCAGATTGCATTATTTCTAATAAAATATCAATAGAAACTTCTACTATAAAACCGCGTGGGTCAAAAACTCTCATTAATTTATTTTTCGTACGGTATCTTGAAACCACATCTACAAATGTAAATCCAGATAAAGGAGGATTATCTAAATTACACATCTTGTTACTGCCATACCAATTTTTTACTGTATCTATTCTTTTCTTGCTTGCCGCGTCATGAGTATCATAAGTTAAAAATGCAAGCGGGGCTTTATCTATATCTAAATTAAAATCTTCGTGGTAACCAACCACTAATTCTTTCATTTCTTTTAATACAGCCATGTTTATCTCCTATATAGTACCAAAAGTATTATCTATGGTTTTGATTTTGTCGATTTTTAATTCTGATTGTGTGTCATCTTCAATATGAGGAAGCGGTGTTAAATTAGTTAAAATTACTTTACAGTCAACTTTTCTGGGGTTTATAGCTTCACAAATGCAATCTTCTATATCAGATAAAGCATTTTTATCTTTGAAACTAAATTCAGGAGAAACGTTTAAAATACATCTTCCGTTAAGTTGTTTAGCACCAATTTTTATTATATAAGAAACGAAATAGTACATTATAACTCCCCAAAATTATGTTCTTTTAGTTCTTTGTTCAATTTCTTTTGTTTTTCTTCATGTTTCTTATAATTTTCGGCAAACCGTAAACACATTTCTTTATCAAAATGTTCTCTATCTTTTACCAAATCTAAAATGTCAGTTTCTTTTACAAAAGAACTTTGAAACGTTTTATAATAATCCATTAATGTTAATATGTTTGAAAGCATTTTGATTACCTTGTTAAAAATAAAATATGTTTTTTCTATATCATATATAATAAAAAAGTCAAGATTTAAAAATAATAAAACCAAGGAAAATCCTTGGTTTTGCCGTTTTCTATTATTAACCACAGGTTGTAAATCTCGTTGTTTTATGGTTTTACCCTTTAGTCGGGATAATAGAATTATAGGTCAAAACGGAGTCAACCTTGGGATAAAAAACAACGATATGTTCATACAATGTAAGATAACCATAATTACATTATCTTTATATCATATTTTAAATTATAGTCAATAATGAATTTATATAGGAAATACAGTTTTATTAATTGACAAATAAAATTTACTTTGTTATATTAATTATCGTTAAGTTACTCTCCGTTAGCTCAATGGTTAGAGCAATCGGCTGTTAACCGATAGGTTCGGGGTTCAAGTCCCTGACGGAGAGCCATTCTACGCATAGAAATATTTATTTTATGAAGTAAATGTTTGTGTGCGTAGCTCAATGGTAGAGCAGAAGGTTGTGGTCCTTGGAACGAGAGTTCGATTCTCTCCGTACACCCCATTCAACCTGCTATGCGAAAGTGCATAGCTCCCTTGGTCTGTAGGACAGAGTACAACAGACTATAAAACAGGGCGCGTGTTAGTATTTTCTAACCATAAAAAGCCGAGATATTTACTCGGTATGCGTCCAACGGGGCTGGTTTTGTTAAGATTTTTAGCAGCACTACGTTTGGTTAAACTAACCAAAGGTTCGGGTGGTTGACTCGTCATATCTAATACCGTCAAGTTAGATAAAAATATATGGGGTGGGTGATTTAATATCATTTTGCCACCCCGCCTTGCCAATTTAGCTCAATAGGTAGAGCAACTGATTTGTAATCAGTAGGTTAGGAGTTCGATTCTCTTAATTGGCACCATTTGGGAAGTGGACAAGTGGTAAGTCACCGGCCTTTGATGCCGGTCATCGTAGGTTCGAATCCTACCTTCCCAGCCATTTGTTTTTGCTTATTTTATTGACTTATTGGTAAGGATATGTTAATACACAATCATATCCTTACCAATAAGAAAGTATAAAATAATGATTGAAAGAACAATAAAGAAAAGAGCTAAAAGAAGTTCAATTTGGCAAATGCCACTTGACGAATTAAAAGAACTTGTTAAAAATAGCAACACGATAGGAAGCATACTTAAAGCCTTTGGTATGCGAAACCAAGGTAGTAATTATAGAACACTAAAGAGAAGACTTGATGAAGAAAATGTAGATTATTCTCATATAAGGGTGGGTTTTGGTGCAAACAAAGGAAGAAAATTTGATATTAAGCCGCTAGATTTTGAAGAATTGTTTAGAGAAAATTCTCCTCACTCACGAGGGACGGTTAAGAGATATATTATCAAAAATAACTTAATACCGTATAAATGTTCTATTTGCGGTTTTGAAGGGAAATGGCAAGAAAAAGATTTGGTATTAGTTTTAGACCATATTAACGGTGTTAATAATGACCATAGATTAGAAAATTTAAGATTTTTATGCCCTAATTGTAACAGCCAACAAGATACATTTGCTGGTAGAAATCTACAAAAAAGAAATAAAAAATGTTGCGCTAAATGTGGAAAAGAAATTTGCAAAAAATCAACTTACTGTATATCTTGTTCAAACAAAAGGCCTCGTATTAATACAAACAGAACTACTAAAAGACCTTCTAAAAACGAGTTATTAAATGATATTTCAATTATGAGTAATGTAAAAATAGGTTTGAAATATAATGTTTCAGAAACTTCTGTAAGAAAATGGCGTAAATTCTACAATATTTAACTTATTCCATATATATAATCTTGACTTTTTTTTTCATTCTATGTTAAATTAGTCGTGTTTTACAGAGAAGTAGCTCAGTTGGTATAGAGCATCCGCCTGATATGCGGAGTGTCGGGAGTTCGAGTCTCCCCTTCTCTACCAAAGAATTGCTTGTTGCCGGAGCAAGCAATCAAAATAAATCCGGCTATGGGCTGTTGCTAGAGAAGTTATAGGTTGGTCTGCAAAACCAAATAGCCGGGGGCAGTACCCGGACAGCCCTCCAAACTATTATAAGGGATAAATTATGAAATGAAGAAAAAGAAAAAAGCCAAGAAAATAAAACCGTTCGATGTCGGAGCTTATGAATTATTTAATAATAAGCTATACATTCAAAAAATTATTCCAAACAAGAAGAAAATTATTAAAAAATATAATTATAACAAAGATTCGGATTATTTATTTGCTTGTTGAGAGTACATAAATAATCCGAATCTTTTCGGGACATAGCGCAACAAATATTTTAAAGAAATTATTATGAACGATAAATTTAATAAAATTACTAATGAAATGTTTATACAAGCATTTAATGAATCAATAAGTAAAGAAGATATATTTAAAAAACTTAATATATCAAGTGGGGGTAACTCTACAAAATTTGTAAATAAAATGATTGAAAAATTAAATTTATCTTTAGATATTCTTAAACAAAATCGTTTTAATAAATATCACTTAAAAAAGACCTGTCCTGTTTGTGGTAAAGAATTTTATACAAATGCGGGTAAAAAAGCTAGAAATAAAATATGTTGTTCGCATTCTTGTTCAAATACTTATTTTAGAAGTGGCGAAAATAATGGAATGTATAAAAATTGTAAATTTAAAGGAAAATGTTCTTATGTAATTATTTGTTTTAGAAATCATCCGCATAAATGTTGTATATGTGGAGAAGAAAAGATAGTTGCTGTACATCATTACGACGGAAATCATAATAACAACGAAGTAGATAATTTAATACCGTTATGTCCAACTCATCATTGTTATATTCATTCAAAATACAAAGATGAAATACAAGATAAAGTTGACGAATATAGAAAGAAATTTTTACATTCTGATATTCTAACTAAATAGAGGAGGTCTGTATGAAACGTTTAAAAAATAAGAAAAATGCTTTAATACATCACTCGATTAAAAGAGCAAAACAAAGATATGACTTAGATTTAAACGAACATCAAATTAGAGAAATCTCTAATTTCATTTCTAAACAGAAAAAAGAAAATTGTATTTTCTTATCTCCACAAACAAATCGTGTCAATAGGTGGGCTGTAAAATATAACGGCAAGATTTTACCTGTGATTTATGATAACCAACGCCATATTATTGTTACAATCCTAGAAGAAAATATGTTGATAAATGAAGAAAAACAGCTTATAAGTATTTTTAAGAACAACGCGGAAGAGTGAAACGGATTACACATCAGGCCCATAACCTGATAACATCAGGGTTCGACTCCCTGATTCCGCACCCAAACCATTTGCCTGATGGTCGACTACAAGGCACTTCGTTTAACCCCACTGTACGTTAACAGGGTTCTTACCAAAGAAACAATTGGTCGTAGGATAGAAAATGTCTATGTTAGCTTAGCGAGGAGTGAAGTTGTAGTTTCCGGAGATAGTCTACATTAAATAAATCTCCCCCCATTTATTTGGGCAAGTGGTGAAATTGGAGAAACACATAGAACTTAAAATTCTATACATTAGAAACGCTGTGGGTTCGAATCCCACCTTGCCCACCATATTTATTAAGTAGGTCTGTCGTTCAATGGTTAGGACACTTGGTTTATACCCAAGCGAGCATCTGATTTATGCGAAATCCCAGTTCGAGTCTGGGCGGACCTACCATTTTTTATTTTTTAATAAAAGCGTCGGCTGCTAAGACGGTGGTTTAGCGACGGACTGTAAATCCGTTCCCTTGGGGTAAACATTGGGTGTTCGATTCACTCCCGGCGCACCATTTATTCTCTGGCTTGTTTTGCTAATTTATCTGTTAAAGCTTGTCTTAAAGAATATCGGTCTTTATTTCCGGTATGACCTTTTTTATGATATATTTTCCAATTTTCACAGTATAACATACCTCTTATTCGCTCTGAAATTTCTCTATATTTATCTTGTTTTGTTTCTGGGTATAATATACTATCTATAGCGATTTTGCTGTCTGTAATGATAAAAATGGGTTCTTTTGGGGGCGTTCCCTTAATGTTTTGCAAAGCATAATAAATACTTAATAACTCAGCTTGGTTATTATCTTCTGCTTTTACTTTTAGTTTTATCCGAGTTTCTTTTATGCCGCCCTTAACTAATTGCCGAATCATTATACCAAGCCCAGCGTCTTTAGTTTTGGGATTAAAACTCGCATCTGTTCAAATCTGCATAGTAAATCTCCGCAAGAACTATGTCTATACGGAGATTATATCACAAATTGGCGATTCGGTTATTGATTTTTTGATAATTTTTCGTAAATATTATCCCAATCTTTTGTTTGTTTAAAATCTTTGTAAACCCACCGATGAGATAACGGAAAAATAGCTAAATTAAACACACAAGTAAATAAAACTTTTATGCAATCCCAAAGCATAAAAAGATTTAAAAGAATCGTGTTGTAAATAATTTTACAATAAGTTTTCTTTGACATTACTTCGGAAAAATCTTTATAAGAAATATTTTGTTTTAACTTTTGTTTCATCTCTGTTACTTTCATAATTATTGTCCTTGTGTTATGCCACAAAATCTATAAGCGTCTCCGTTTTTATCAAAAACATCTAAGGTTTTAGGGTCTAATTTTAATATGTTTTTATTTACGGAAATAACATAAAATCCTTTGGCAAAACGAACTACTTCCCCGACCATTCTTTGCGAACCTTCGGGGCTATCTTTTGCTAATAATATATAATCTCCAACTTTCATGTTAATAAGTCCTATTTTACTATAATAGAAACTAGTTAATTCCGCAAAATTAGCACAAAGCACAGCACAAAACCAAACTATAAAAACTTCTATTATGTTACTACAAAACAAATAAATAAAAGCGCCCAGCAGGGACATAGTTATAAAAAATAGAAGTCCAACTATAAAATATTTAATTGTGTTCATCAATATCCTACGAAACTATTCATTTCTATATAACGTTTTTTACATTCTGAGCAACAAAAAGAACAATTTTCTCCATTTATATTTTTCATCAACCAATTGTCTTTTTTAGCCAAGGCTATTCCTTGTTTAAAATTATCAGCTTCAAATTCCATTTCTTCTCCACAAGTGTCGCACTTGATAGAAAAAATTTTATTTATAACATCAAATTTTATCATTTAACCTGCTCAAAATAATATTAAAATCTTCCGAAATTTCTGTTACTTTAAACACTCCTTTTTTTAAAGGAAAATCTTCATCTATATAACAGAAATTTACTGTTCCGTCTTCCGATACACCGATAGTCCACCTTACGTTATCGGTAAAATAATTTAAAGTATATTCATCATCATAGATGTAAAGATTAACTCTAAAATTCTTTTTTACACGTTCTCGGATATATTTTGTAAGCTCAACAAGATGATTCTGAATTGTGACGTTAAAAGCGTCTTGTCCAGTTTTTCTTTTGATTATACGAACTAATTTGGCTATTTCATGTTTTAATTCGTATAAACTAGAAATTTTTACACTCATTTTGCACCTCTTGTTGTTTAAGATACAAAATTTTATTACAAGTGTCAAGATAAATAAACGTGTGCGCCGATTCTTTTTCTGTTTTTGAAGCTTCTAGCCCAGATTATTTTGTCGACTATTTTATTATGAACATAATGTAAAACATTTTCATCGACGATAATCGGCTTTTTTCGGTCGTACACAGCCAAAGCAATTTTTTGGCACTCTACCCACGCTAAATACTCTTTTGGCTCTGTACGCTTGTTAAATAGCGTCCAAGAGAACTGTTTGTACTGATATACTACATCATAAACAGTATTTGGGTATTTTGGAGACCTTACACGATTCATCGTTACTTCGGCAACCGCAACTTTATCTTCATAGGTTGAACCTCTGGCTTCGTGATAAATATTAAGCGCTAAAGTTAATATCTCTCGTTCGCGAAACCTTGTATCAATGACTTCTTCTATGACATTGTATTTATAAAATCTATCGAAGTTAGTAGTGCTACCTCGTATCTCGTGTGGTGAAACAACCAATACTAATATAGCAACTAACAACGCCAAGATATATTTTCTCAAATAAACTCCGAGAGTTGTTAATCCAATGTTCAGTTGAACTTTATGATTATATCATAAAATTAACGTTTAAATCAAATTAGCGGTAAAATACAGGAAAGTCAATAAAAAAGAGCAGCACGCCACTTGTTCAACGGCTTTGTGCTGCTCTATGAGGGAAGGACTGGGTTTTAACCTTCAACGCCTATCAAATTAGTTCATGATTTCACGACCCTATTCGACGTACCCTAATAGTTGCTTTTCGAGAAAGCATAGACCTCAGCCAGTCGGCCCTTGGTCCTATCAGTTGCCTTACAGTAAAATTTGAAACCTGCTTTCGGCCACCTCTCCCGCTCTTGGCCGGAGCGAGAAACTTTTGTTCGATTCGTCATCGAACTGTTATTTTATAAACTACCAAATAAAAAATGAGATAGCATATATAATATATACAATAAAAAATTAAATGTCAATAGTTAATTTATTATCATACATTCCATTTTCTTCTTGTTTGATATAACCAAAACAATTAGAAATAACCTCTGTATTGCCAATATTATATCTACAAGAAGTATGTAAATGACCATGCAGCCAATATTTTGGCTGTAAATCTCTAATAAATTCTTCCAGATTAGAAGCATAAGCCGGACTAGCTGAATTTGTTTTCCAATCTATTCTGATTGATTTATCAGAAGGAGCATGGTGAGTTACAATAACTAATTTATCAGTATTATTTAGTGTCTTTAAATAGTTTGTGGTTTCAATAAAAATTCTCCGAGTATCAACAGCGTGCAATTTGCTATAATCATCGCGTCTTATTTTACGATAATCATTCATATAATATTCGGATAACTGACCAGATGCCGCCGGAGTATTAAACAAACCGAAATCAGTCCATAATGTTCCACCGGCAAAAGTAACCCCGTCAATCGTTACAGATGATTTTTCTAACAGGTGTATATTCGGCAACTCATTTTTGATTTGATTATTATATTCCAATGTTTTTTTGATAGTTGAATTATAATAATCATGATTACCCAAACAATAAACCACATTTTTAAATCGTTTGGATAAACATCTTAAAGGAAAAATAATATCCTTGGCTGTTGCAATGTCTCCGGCAACAATTAAAGTGATGTCTTTATCTTCCGGCATTGGTGGAAGAATATAATTTAAATCTTGTGTACTCTTCCAAAAATCAGCATGAATATCAGAAGTAAGTCTAAATTTCATAGTTTCACTCAATTAAAACAAAAAGTTGGAACAATCCCTTCGGCAAATCCCGGTGTGTTTTTAATTATTTCTTGTCTTGTTTTAGCGTGTTTTAATAAATGCTGATTAAACGAATCCTGAAAATCTATGATGTAGGTAATGTTTTTACCGGTTTTCTTTCTTCTTAATCCTCTTCCGATTCGTTGCCTTAATTGTACTTCCGCTTTACCGCCCGCCGCAAGAATAACCATTCCAATTGAAGGAACGTCAACACCGACATCAAGAATATTTGTACCAATTAAAACGTTTATCTCTCCCGATTCTAATTTTTTCAAATTTTCTTGGCGTACTTCATCTTCATCTTTACCATAAATGAAGTTACATTTCAAGCCTTGTTTTTGAATCAAGTCCTTTAAAATGTTTCCGTGTTCGGTTCTATTAACCAAAATTAAAACAGGAAGATTTCTATCGACACTCCATTTACTCCATTTTACGATTTCATCATTACGAATATTGTTTTTAACTATTCCTTTTTCATAAGCACTAACATAATTCGTTGTAGGGAAAACACCGGTAGGTCTGGCATTGTTAATAAACATAAAATACGGTTTTGCTAAAATGCCTTTGTCGATAAGCTCCTTTTCGGTAACAATTATTCCAATAGTTCCTGAACAAGCCATAAGCCTCATATTAGCTTCTTCATCGTCTTTCATAAAAGGGGTAGCGGTTAAAGCCAGACGGTAATAAGCGTTAACACAGCATTGCATTACCTCAAAGTATTCATTTCCGCCAGATTCGTGGGCTTCTTCTGCAATAACAAACTCGAAAGTAGATAACAGTTTTTCCATTTCTTCTTTCTTTTTGCTCATATTTTTGCAGTTAATAGTAGCAGCCCTTTGTAAAACCGCCAAGCTTTTTGTCTTTGAGTTAAGTTCTTTCTTGAAGTCGGATAAAATCTTAAACTTAGTCTGTAAGGTGATATGACCGAGTTTTAATTGCTTGGTCAGAATTTTATCCTTTTCCGCAATCAGTTTTTCAAACTTACTGTGTTCAAGTTCTTTTAGTCTGGCAACCTCTTCCTGAATGGTACGGGTTTTCAAATTTGCCGCAATCGTTTGAACCATTCCGACGTTAACCAACGGCTTTACATCCATAACAGAATCGCCAATAACCCCAACTTCCAACTTCATAGTTTTTTCTATGTTTTTCTTCATTTGGTACATAAGTGTTTTGCGAGTTGTTAAGAATAAAGTTTTTCTACCAATCCGAGAAATAGCTAACATCGAACACATAGTTTTGCCACCGCCGGTTGCGATTCGTGCAATCATTTGATGTTGTTTTAGTAACTTCTCTATGCACTCGTATTGATATTCATATTCCGGTGTTCTACCGTAAGGGTTAAACTTCATTTCCGGGTCGCCAATAGGTTCAGGAATTTTTGGCCGAATGATTTGTACTTGATGTCCCATTTGTTCAAATTTACTTTTAACCATAAGTACAAAACCAGCCGGAAAAGTTGCTTTTTTAAAATTAAAAAACGAGCTTCTACCGTCCCAATTTCCATTTTGAAAATTGAACATATTTTCATAGCCAGAAACTTGATAACTAAGCAACTCTGATAAGGTATATTTTAGTTCTTTATTTTCGGTTAAAAGTTTAGCATTTACAGCATTGTGAGCTATTTGTATAAGCACTTGATTCAGGCCCTTATATCTGTTAATATAAGGAGTTGTAACACAAAATCAACTAAAAGTAAAGCAAAATGTTAAGTATTACCTATATTTCCCCAAAAAAGTTAAAAAAGAATCAATGGAATACTAACAAGGTATCCATTGAAAACGAAGAAAAACTAGATAAATCATTAAAAGAATATGGTTTATTTAAACCAATTTTATGCAGAACAGTTAATGACGAATTAGAAATTATTGGCGGAGAACACCGAGTTGAATCTGCTATTCGTAATGGAATCTCTGAAATCCCTATTATTAATCTTGGTAACATATCCGATGATAAAGCCAAGAAAATGGGTTTAATAGATAATGGTCGTTATGGTTCCGATGACTTTGTTGAATTACAAGAATTAATTAATTCTTTAGAATCTCCGAACGAATTACTGGAAGTTTTACCTTATTCCTTGGAAGATTTTGAAGGAATCTTTAAAGCCGATGAAATTGATTTAGATAATATCCCCTCTTTTGAAGAAAATTCCGAAATTGAAGATTCAGACGAAACAGAAAATAATTTTGTCCAAAAATTACCGGAAACCCACGCGATTGTAAAATTCAAGATTCCTTTAGAATTTTTACAAGATTTAAACAACAAAATTAAAAATAAAGAACAAGAGCTGAATACAGAATACGGCGATTCTTTAGTTAATGCCGGAAATGCTTTGTTAGCTTTGTTATTTGGAGACAATTATGGCAAGTAAAGATAAACCCGTATTTGATAATTGCCGCGCCGGAACAATCATTAATTCCGAAGCAGCTTTTTACAATTCTCTGTTTAATGAATCTATTTACGAAGAAAAAGATGATTCGGATTACTTTGAAATGTATAAACAACAAAATACAAAACAAAATTATGATGAAGAAGAATAATAAAGTAGGTTTGAAAGATATAAGAGATTCCCTTCCTCCGGAAGTGAATTATATTATATATAACACATTTTTAAGCCCAAAGTGGAAAAGATTCTTGGTAACATTTTGTTACAATGTGTTATCTTATTGATTTTACTTAATTCTTTTTTTAATTAATTTTTATTAGAAGATATTTAAAAAATACAACTAGAGGTGTTTAATGAGCAAAGATAATTTTCCAGTTCGTATGGTAGAGATTAATAAAATTATCCCCTATGACAGTAATGTAAAAATTCATGACGACGAACAAATTGAAAAATTGGCTAATAATATTAAAAAATTTGGTTTTGACCAGCCGATTGTAGTTGACAAAGACAATGTGATAATTAAAGGGCATGGTAGACGATTAGCTTGTTTAAAATTAGGTTTAGATAGAGTTCCGGTTATTGTTCGAGACGACTTAACTAAAGAAGAGGCTGATGCAGCTCGTTTGTCAGACAATAGAGTTACTTCATCTGAGTATGATATTGAGGGTTTGCAAGCAGAACTTGAAAGATTATCTAACGACTTTGACTTTAAAAGCTTGGGTTTTGACGAAAGAGAACTTAACTTTTCTATTGATAACATAGACATTGAAGGAGAGTTTGTTGATAATATAGAACAAGCAATGAATGAATATGATGATGAAACACAAGAAAAAGTAGCAGAAAGTAATACAATAAATATTACTAAAGCTTTGGGATTCAAAGAAATAGATGCGAATAGTGCTTTCGATATTACTAAGTTTGTTGACATGGCAACCATTAAATATGGGGCTGAACCGAACGAATCTTTTTGCAGAGCTATTAGAGCAATAGTCGAAAACGGAGAGCTTAAATGATTTATACGATTAATAAATCTTTTGAAACTCAAACAAAATGCACAGATAGGGTAATAGAAGTTGCCGAAGCGTTTGGTTTGGGCTTAGATGACAAGAAGTTTGTTCTTTATGATAATATTCAGATTGATGTAAATGACGGTGATGTAATTTATATTAACGGGCAATCTGGTTCTGGAAAGTCGGTTTTATTAAAAGAACTAGCTTCGGAAATGCAAAAAACGGGTAAAAAAGTTGCCAACATCGAAAGTGTCGTTTTTAGCCCCACAGAGCCGGTTATTGACCAAGTAGGTAGGGGTATGCACGAAGCTATCGATTTGCTATCTAAAACCGGAATAAATGACGCTTATATCTTAATTAGAAAGCCGGGGGAATTATCTGACGGTCAAAGGTATAGATTACAGCTTGCAAAATTAATAGAAGAAGATGCTGATGTTTGGGTTGCTGACGAATTTGGAGCTGTTTTAGATAGAGTTACCGCCAAGGCAGTAGCATTTAATATGCAAAAAGTTGCAAGAAAATTAGGTAAAACATTAATAGTTGCAACAACCCACACTGACTTAAAAGAAGAATTAGCTCCAGATTTAGAGATTTATAAAACGTATCAAGATAAGGTAATGATAAATGGAAGAGCTTGTAATTAAGAGAAATCCGAATCCAAAACCTACATTTACCATTATGAAAGATATAATGGTTGAAAAGGGTACTATAGAAGATTGGTATTTATTGAGAAACCTCCATTATAAAGCCCATATATTACCGGTAGGTCCAAAATTTTATAAATTAACTTTGCATGGAGAAACCATAGGCGTATTGGTAATGTCTTCTCCAAAATTATTGCTTAAAGAAAGACATTTAATCTTTCCGAAGCTTGGTTCTGGCGGAAATAGCAGAATAACTAACCAAATGAGAGCTAAATGGATTAACAAAAATATGCGGATTATTTCTCGTTTAGTTTTGGACACAAGATTTAGAGGAATTGGGTTGGGTTATCGTTTTCAGAATATTGCTTCAAGAATGGAAAATATAAAATATATTGAAATTCAATCTTCAATGAGTAAATATAATATGTTTGCAACCAAAGCTGGTTTTAAATTTGTAAAACCAATGAGAAGCAATTTTTATGACAAAGGAATGGAGTTTTTCAAGAAGGAGTTTAAAAGCAATCCCGCAAATTATGTGGATATGTTAAATGAATTTCGTTCTTTATCTCCAGAAATGCAAGAACAAAAAATAGAACGTATGAAAGAGTTTTATGAACGTTCTTCTGCCATGGAACAAACAGGTGACCACCGATTTGCAGAAGCCAAACGAGTATATAAATTTGGCCCAGAACGTTTATTAAAATATTTACAGCAGTTAGTGTTAGCCAGCCCATTATACGGAATTTATGAGAATCCGGATTACGATAGAGAATTGCCGGATAAAATCCCCGTATTGGCTTTTGATAATCAAGACACAAGAACACCTTTGAAATTGTGAGGAACTATGCAGAAAAGAACTAAATTAACTGAGAAACAAAAAAACCTTTTAGGAGTAATCATTAAAGGCAATATTGACGGTACATTGTGCGATATTGACCAGATTTTAGAAAAAATAGATTATACAACCACAAAGGAAAGTCTTCAATTTAGTTTGAGGTTTTTGGTTGAAAGAGAATTAATTCGCAAAGCTGGTAGAGAGCAAAGAAGGGGACGATTGAGGGTTTTATATCAACCTTTATCTGATGCTTTCAGGGCATTATAAGGAATTTATAAATGGCAAATGATAATTACAATCCGATTAAGTTAAAAAAACAAGACATCGTAGAAATGGTTACCATGTACGAAAGTGGTAACTATACTCAAGAAGAATTAGGAAAAAAATTTGGCATTTCTGTTCCAACGGTTATTAAGATATTAAAAGCCAATAAAGCTCAAAAGGGTATTTCTGGGGCAGAAATCGTTGAAAGAGTAAAACAAAAGATTGATTCTGAATATAATCAAGAAAAAGAAAAATACGCCAAAGATGTAAAAACTAGTAAAAACGAATCTCTGCTTTGGGCCAGAATGGTCGGTATGGCAATAGGTAAAGAGGTTCAAAAGTTAATTACTAGCGATTCTCCGAAAATTGTCGAAGAAATAAGTGCGAGAATAAAAGCTTTGAAAGACGCTTCTGTTGGTTTGAATAACGTTATGATACAAAGGTGGCGTTCTCTTAACATTGATGAAAATCAAGAAGAAGATTCGATTCCTAATTTGGTTATTGAGGACTTAACCGAAGAAAAACTGAAAGAAATTCATAAAAGAACGAGATTTCAGAATAACGCTGAATTAGAAGAACAGCAAGAAGAAGAATTTGATTTGGAAAAATTAAAAATGGAATTAGAGAAAGAAAATGTCTAAAGATAGATTAGTTTTTAATGTACATCCCGGTCAAAAGGAAGTTATGCACTTTAAATCTCGTTTTAAAGTTATTGTTGCCGGTAGACGCTGGGGAAAATCAAAATTAGCTGCCGTATCTTTAGTTCAAGCTGCCGCAAGTAGAGCAAAGTCTTTAGTTTGGTATGTAGCTCCAACTTATGGTATGTGTAAATCTATTATGTGGCCTGATTTGATTGAAATAATCCCTAAAAAGTGGATTAGAAAGTCAAATGAAACTATCCAGTTTATTGAATTGGTTAACGGTTCAAGAATAGAATTAAAAGGTTGCGATAAACCAGATTCTCTCCGTGGTGTAGGTTTGCACTTTTTGGTAATTGATGAAGCACAAGACATTAAAAAAGAAACTTGGACAACAGTTTTAAGACCTACCCTGTCAGATAAACAAGGTGGCGCTTTAATTATTGGTACTCCTAAAGGTTTTAACTGGTTATATGACGTTTATCAAGAAGGACAAAAACCAGTTAATAGAAAAAATGGTTTATGGGCTTCTTGGCAATTTCCGACAATGACTTCTCCTTTTATTCCGCCAGAAGAAATAGAAGCGGCTAAAAGAGATATGGATGAAAAGGTATTTAACCAAGAATTTAATGCAAAATTTGAAACTATGTCGGGTAGAGTATATTTTCCATTTGATAGAAGAATACATACCGGCTCTATGTATAAATTTGTTCCAAATAAACCTATCTTTGTTGGAATGGACTTCAACGTAACTCCTATGACGGCAGTAATTTTGCAACCGCAATATAATGGAGAACTATGGGCAGTTGATGAAATTGTTTTACACAATTCTTCAACAACCGAAATGGCAGATGAAATAGAAAGACGCTATTGGCGATATATGAATCAGATTAGTATATTTCCAGACCCTGCCGCCAATTATAGAAATTCTTCACGAGGAGAAACAGATATAGATATTTTACGGCAAAAGGGATTTAAGAAAATCTATTTTCGGAAGAAACACCCAGCGGTTCAAGACAGAATTAATGCCGTTAATAAAATGCTTAAAAGCGCAGATAGTACGGTTAGATTGTTTATTAATGACAATTGCAAGCATTTAATTGATAGTTTTGAGCAAACTCTTTATAAAGAAAATTCTAAAGAAGTAGATAAGACTCAGAACAAAGAACACATTACTGATGCTATTGGCTATTGTATTGAATATACTAACCCTGTTCGCTCAAATATACATATTGCAATGTCGATTTAGCTTGTTGTATAATATAGGCAATTAGGAGATTTTATATGCCATTAGATTATAGTGCTTTAGTTGCAAGACGACACCCCTTTTACAATGAGTTGAAAGAAAGAGCAGATTTTTACGAATCTACTTATAAAGGTGGCCCTAAATGGTTTGAACACAACATTTTTAAATATACTAAAGAAGGCCCGAAAAGCTATCAGGCGAGAATTAAACGTGCTTATCGTTTTAATCATACTAAAGAAGTTGTGGACGCTGTAACTAAATATATTTTTAAAACTAACGTTGTAAGAAGCGATGACGCACCGGAATTTATTCAAGATTTCTGGAAAAATACGACAATCTATGGCAGAAACATTGATGGATTAGCTAAATCTATTGACAGAAATACTTCTATTTTTGGAAGAATTTATGTTGTGGTCGATTCAAAAGCTAATGGCGCTATCGTTAATGTTGAAGATGAAAAAAATCAAGATTTCAAAACTTATGCTTATATTGTTAAGCCGCAGCACGTTTTAGATTTAAGTTATGATGAATTTGGCGAATTAAATTGGATTTTAATTTATGAACCGTTTAGAAACGATTCAGACCCGTTTAATTCTGACGGAAAAATTATTAAAAGATTTAGATTATGGACTAGAAAAGAGTGGCATTTAATAGAGTTTTCTGGAGATGCAACTACCGGAAACGGCGTTTTGGGTGCTGCAAAAATAACATCTGGAATACATAATTTGGGTGTTGTCCCGGTTATTCCGGTAGACGGAACTCAAAGCGATGACATCTATAGTTCAACTCCTTTAATTTCTGATATTGCTTATTTAGATAGGGCTGTTGCCAATTATTTATCAAATTTAGATGTTATTATTCAAGACCAAACATTTAGCCAGTTGATTGTTCCTTCTCAAGCTTTGCCAGAGGGAGAAGATGGGTATAATAAAATTGTTGAAATGGGTACTAAATCGGTATTTACTTTTGACGGAACGGCTGGCATGAAGCCGGAATATATTTCTCCTGACCCGAAACAAGCTCAAGTTCTGTTAGATGTTATTAACAAAATTATCGGAGAGATATATAACAGTATTGGTATGGCCGGAGAAAGAACAAAACAAGATAATTCGGTTGGTATCGACAATAGTTCTGGCGTTGCCAAGGCGTATGATTTTGAAAAAATTAATACTTTATTGGCTTGCAAAGCAAGAAATTTAGAAGACGCCGAAAACAAAATAGTTCATTTAGTTGCTAAGTGGCACGGAAAAGAAAATGAATTAATGGATAAAAAATATGTGTTATATTCCGAAGACTTTGATGTTAAAGGATTATATGATGAATTTGAAATTGCTTCTCAATTAACTTTATTAGATGCTCCTTTTGATGTACGCAGAGAACAAATGAAAGTCGTAATTAATAAGTTGTTCCCTCAATTGAAAGAAGATTTAATTAAGAAAATGGAGAGCAGTCTTAAAAATTGGCCGCAAGATGTTGTAGAAATTACTGAAACGATGAGTAGAAGCGAAGGTAATAATGTACGAAATCTTATGACCAAATCGGCAAAAGATAAAAACGAATCTTCTGCCGAAAAAGTAGAAAAAACCGCTACAGGTTCAAGACAAGGGCAGGTAACGGATAAAACAGACAAAAATAGTTGATTTTCTTCTATATTATAGGATATGATATAAACATCGTCTAAGATAACTGGCGATTTTTATACAAAGTCAACAAAGATTAGTTGCGGTGCAACAAAGATTAGCCAAGAGAAAGGTAAAATAAAATGACAAAAAAAACTATCACTAAAATTGTTAAAGATGAAAACGGTAACGATGTTGAAGTTACGGAAGAAGTAGAAGTTGTTACTGATAATGATAATTCGGATAACAATGGTGGTGAACCCCAGATTACAGCTCCGGTAGATAAAATTAAACAGGCTTTGGACGATAAAGACAAAGAAAAAGAAAAGACCAAAGAAACAGACAAAAATAATGAAAACACTTCTGTAAATGAAGAAGTTGAAAAATTAAAAAAAGAGAAAGCCGATTTATTAAAAGAAGTTATGGCTAAAAAGGAAAAGTTGAAAGAATATGAAGGAATTGATGCTTCCGAAGCCAAACGTTTATTGAATGAAAAGAAAGCTGCCGAAGAGGCTGCCGCTGCTGCTGAAAAAGAAAAATTAGAGAAAGAAAATAATTGGGAAGCTCTTAAAAAGCAAATGGTCGAAGAAAACGACAAAGTTATTAAAGGTTTAAATGACCAGATTACTGCTTTAAAAGAGGAATTAGAAAACAACAAAAAGGAACGTGAAACTTTATTTATGAATAATAAATTTGAGGAATCAAAGTATATTCGTGAAAATTTGGTTTTATCCCCAAATAAAACAAAAGTTTTATATGGTTCTTATTTTGAAGTGGAGAACGGAGAGCTTGTAGCTTATAATTCTCCTAAAGGCTCTAGTAATAGAGTTCGACTTGTCGACGCCAATGGCAACAATTTGGAATTTGATAAAGCTATCGAGAAAATTGTTGGTCAAGACCCAGACAAAAATACTTTGTTGAAATCTAAAGCTCATGTTGGCGCTGGCTCTAATGTAAATATTACCGGAAATGGTGAAGCATTAAAGCAGAAAATGTCAACTTATGAAAAGATTCTTCAAGGATTAAATAATGAAAAATAATTATAGCATAGCGCTTTCGTGATGTGCTATAATTATATAGAAAAAACAACTAACTATATAGTAGGAGTATTTAAATGCCATTACTGAAAGTAGAAGCTGAAAAGTTGTCTAACAATATGCTGGAAGCTGGCGTTATTGAGGAAATCATCGACCGTGATGACCTTTTTGCCATTTTCCCGTTTATGAGAGTCAACGGAAAGGCTTATGTCTATAACCGTGAGAAAACTATTAGTGAAGCTCCATTCGTAGACCCGAACGAAGCTATCACGGAAGGCGCAGCTACGTTTGATGAAGTTACCACGACATTAAAAATCATCGCTGGTGACGTTGACGTAGATAAATTTTTACAAACAACTATGGGTGATACCAACAACCAGAAAGCTATTCAGATTCTGGAAAAAGCTAAAGGTTTGGCTCGTCAGTTTAAGAGAACCTTGATTACTGGTAATTCTACTAGCAACTCTAAACAATTTGACGGTTTAGAAAAACTGTGTGTTGCTGACCAAGTTTTAACTGCTGGTGACGGAACAACTTCTGCTTCCTTAACATTAACATTATTGGATGAATTGCTGGATAAGATTCCGCTGGGCGCTGATTGCTTAATCATGCGTGGCGAGCATATCCGCGCTTTCCGTACTTTAATGCGTGCTGCCGGTGGTAACACAGCGGTTGATTTAATGTTGGAAGAATTTGGTCGTCCGATGTTAACCCACAATGGCGTTCCTATTCTGCGTAACGATTTCATTCCTGAATATGAAGTTGGCGAAGAGGGTTCTAAAGTAAAATGTGCTAACATTTATGCTGCTCGCTTCAATGAAGTCAACGGTGTTCACGGTATTTATGGCGGTGATAACGCTGGTATCTGTTCAGAACAAAGACGCTACTCGTACCCGTGTTAAATGGTATGTTGGTACTGCTCTGAAAGCTACTCACGCTTTGGCGATGCTGAAAAACGTCGCTATCTAATCCTTGATTTTATAGGAAAAAAGTGTATAATAGGATTATGTGGAAACGCATAATCCTATTATTTATTATGGAGTACGAAATGAAACTTAAACTTATCGGAAAACAATTTGTTAATTTTACTGGTCAATTGGGTTCTATTAATTGGGTTAACGGTGTATCTGAAACAGATGTTGACCCTATTGAAGCGAATCGAATTGCTAGTATTGTAGGGGCTAAATTTTTAGATGGTAGTGACGCCTCTGAATGTGATAAAATTATTAGTATAAAGAATATGGAATCGCCATATAGACAACAATCTCGCCCTTTGACAGTAGAAGAAATTAAAGAACTGGAAAAAGAAAGAAACAAGAAACCCTTAGATTTTATTAAGCCGAAAGAAGCTAAAGCAGAAACTCCTAAAGTCAAAATCTACACTAAAGAAGAATTAGAGAAGATTGCTGACGAAAAAGGTATTAGTGGCTTGAGAGATATTGCTGTTCAATTTGGTGTTACATCCAATAGTATTTCTTCTTTGATTTATAAAATCTTAGACAGACAAGAAAGAACAAAACAATCGAAGATTATACCTCATTATGAAGATGAGACAGATATAGAGGATTAAAATGGAAAAAATTGCGGCTGGAACAGATTGCGTTTTAACCTATAACTTAGAAGAAAATGGTTATACCGATGTTACCAAAGTAACTTGGCAGTTAGTAAACGCCAAGGGAGAAAATCTAACATCGGGGGTTTTATATGGTGAAGAACCTACGCCGCCAGAAGAAACTACACAAGCCGAAAATGAAGATAATAACAAACCTGTAGAAGAAAACGTTTTATCTTGGAAAATAGAAGCTCAATATAACAACATCGAAGAAAACAAAGATTTAGATTATAGACGGGTGATTTTGAACATTACAGATTCAAATTCAACCTCTATTGTATTTATTGAGTATTTGCTTGTGGGTACTGTAGAATTAACACCTATGGTTAATTCTTATCAAACTTATGGCGAAGCGCAATTAACAGCCGCAAAAATTTCTGGTTTACAAGATTGGGAGCTTGTTCCAACCGAAGATAAAATATCGGCATTAATCACCGCTTATAAAAAAATAGGTAAATTAAACTTTATCATTCCGGGCGAAACTTGTGAAGATACTGTTGAAATTTCTAATCTTAATTCTTTAACTGTTGAAGAATTTGAGGCTTTAGACCCCGCATTTGTTGATGCCATTAAAAGAGCACAGGTAGTAGAAGCCAATTCTGTAAGTGGTTATAATGCCGCAGAAGAAATGAAACGTAATAACATTCTTTCTTATACTATTGGCGAAACGTCACAGATGTTTAAAACCGGTAATACATACGTTAGTTATTTATCTTCTGATGTTATGGATATTTTAAGCGGTTATGTTGTTAGAAAAATGAGAATAGCAAGGTCGTCATGAACATTTTAGATATAGATTCGGAAGTAAAACAAATTACTAAACAGTTTGAAGCTTTGGTTAATTTATTTGATGTCAAATCTAATCTTGAAAAAGATAAAATATATAATTTATCTGACGTTATGAAATCGCGTGAAGAAGCGAAAAAAATTATTGCTGAATATTCGTTGGTTAATAATGATTTTTTAGCTAAAATAACCGATGAAGCTATTAAAAATAATTGGCAATCAAGTGAATCGGCAGAAAAAATTTTTTCTATTTATTCAGCAAAACTTAATGCGAAAATATCTGAAAATATAAATCTTTTATTGGCAAAACATATTCATAATGCCAAAAGCATGGTTCTTGGTTCTAAATCAGCCAAAGTATTGCGGTTGTTAAAATATTCTCACAATACAATTACAGACGCTGCCCAAAGAAAAATTTCATTAGTTGAAAAATTTAGAAAAGATATAAGAAAAGTATTAATTGATTTTTATAACGATATGAAATTGTTTGGCGCTTATAATAATGGCAAAACTTGGGCTTATACACTTAATGAATTAGGCGAAACATATAAACGTTTCTTAATATCTGATTATATCAAAACAGATTTGAAAGATAAAATTTTTCATCCAAACGTTAGAAGTTTGGCTTATGTGGAGGACTAAATGGCTTTTATTCCGAATACAACTTGCTTGTTATATAAAAATATTGGTTATAATACCTTTGGAGAGCCAAAATTCGGCCGTGGAGAGCTAACTCGGTGTGCCATAGTGAAACTTATCGGAGCAGATGAAAAAACGACTGTACGAAGCGATATTGCCGCTTCTAAAAGTCATGCTATAGACGACACTGTAGACGCTAAAATCTTGTTTAAGTCAAACTGTAAGGTTGAAAAGGGTGATAAGGTCGAAATCTGGGGATATACAATTACTATTACAAAAAAGCACCCTCGATTAAACATTTATGGCAAATTAGACCATTATGAATGTGATGGAGTAATTTTATGACCTTAAAAGTTACAGGATTAAAGAAATTGGTAGTTAGGTTAAGAGCTACAAGACAAATTATTAATCCGACAATTAAAGCGGCAACTAAAGAAGCAGCGGAAATAGTCAAAAAAGAATCGGAAGAAAACGCTCCTGTTTTAACTGGTGAATTGGAAGCTTCTCATAAAGTTAATGAAGTTTCTTCTGCCCCCGATGTTGCTATATATACCGTAACTTTTAATGCCATTAACCCAACAGACGGTTATGATTATGGTGTGGCTATGCACGAATCGGTTTATAATTTAGGGCCAGAATCTATTAAAAAAGAAAAAGCCAACGGTCATATAGTTGGTAGAAAATTTTTAGAGCGAGCAGCTAATGATAAAAAAGAGGAGTGTATAGAATTAGTGCGAGACGCTACTAAAAGAAAAATACGAAAGACTTTTGAAAATGTTTAAAATAGAAACTATTGCCAAAATATTAGAAGAAAATAAATATGGAAAGATTGGTAAAACCATATTTGTTAATACAATGCCGGAAGGAAACGAAGGAATTTTAATTCTGGAACAAACTTATGGAAATACAGTAGACCCACAACTTCCTAAGTATTATAACGACTCTGGTTTTCAGGTTATTGTCCGCAATAAAAAGTTTGAAACGACTAGGCAAATAGCGTATAATATAATGGAAACATTGACAATAGAACAGAGTAAACAAGTCGATAATATTTGGGTTAATCAATGTTATGCTAAACGATTGCCACAAATCTATGCTAGAATGGAAGGCAATATGTTAGAGGGGAGCATAAATTTTGCCCTAAATTATGTAGATAACGAATCTTTTGCAAGAGGTTAAAATAAATGTCTGAAATACAACAATCTAATACGGAAAACGTAAAATTAGGGCCTTGTAAGATTACTTATGATGGAGTAGACCTTGGTTATACTAAAGGCGGCGTTGAAGTTACCGTAGAAACTTCTACTTATGAAGTTACTGTAGACCAGTTCGGTGAAGCTCCAATCGACGAATACATTACTGGTCGTACTGTTACTGTTTCCGCTCCTTTGGCTGAAACAACAAAGGAAAATCTGGAACGTATCATGCCGGGAGCTTCTTTAGTTAATGACGGCGCTGTTGCTGCTTCTGGTGAAATCGCTGTTAATACTAATCCGACCGCAGATGAAACTTTAACAATTAACGGTGTTACTTATACGTTCAAAGATAGCGCTTCGTTAGATAATGATATTGCTATTGGTTCAGGCGCTAATGCTACTGCTGCGGCTATTCAAGTAAAACTTAGCGCTTCTAGTGAGCCGAAAGTTGCTGTTGCCGAATATGCTATTGACGAATCTGTTGAATCGAAAATTGTTGTTACTTATAAAACAACCGGTGAAGCAGGTAATAAATTTACAATGGCTACAAATTCTACAGGTTTAACAGTTTCTCCGAATTTAGCTGGCGGTGCAAATGGTGCTGAACGTGTAGAAGTTACTAACGCCGTTGGCGCTTCTTTGTTGAAGTCTGCTAAACAGTTAAGACTGCACCCGATTGCCAATGCTGATGACGATTATTCTGACGATTTTGTCATTCCGGCTGCTGGTGTTGCTGGCGGTATGAACTATTCCTACATGATGGACCAAGAACGTACATATCCGACTGAATTTAAAGGCTATCCGAAGAAAATTAACGGAAAAGATGTTCTTTTCTATGTAGGTGCGCCTATCGAGGAAGAGGGGACTTCTCTCTAATTTAATTAGGGGGCGGTCATCGCCCCCAACTTTTAACAAACAGAGGAAACACAATGTCAAAATTTATTAATCTGGATGAATTTACCACTAAAGCTCAAAAACAGTTTCAATACGAAGGCAAGACATACGATATTAGACCTTTAGGTGTCGGCGCTTATATCGAAATTCTTAATAAGAGACAGAAGTTTGAGGAATTGGGAGAAGACGTTAATCCGTCTGATATTTACGAATTAACAGTTTCGACTATCAAACAATGCGTTGATATGCCGGATGAAGATATTGAAAAAATGACGATTCCGCAGTTGATGGCTCTGGCTAAATTTGTACAAGAAGCCGACGAGGACACGAAAGAAGTTGAGACTGAAATGGGAAACTAAATGGCGGTAGCGTCATTCATACGGTAGATTTTGCATATATATTAGGAAATTTTATTCGATTCTACCGTATGAGTTTTCAAGACGTTATCGCAATGCCATTAAAGTCTTTCTGGGCTTTGTATAAACAAATAGATAGAATAAGAGCTTCGGAAGATTTACATACCTTATCTGTTCCTAGTTTTGGAGCCTCTAAAGAGCAAGTTGATAAATTCGTTTCAAATGCGCAGAAAGCATTTGGACATCCAATTGTATATGATACAAGACAAGAAACCTTAGACCGCAAAGGTTTAGAGAAGTTAAGGAAAATAAGATATGGCTAAGACTGGTGGTTTTTCTAAAGCTGATGTTGCAATTATGTTTGAATCCAATGCTCAAGCTGTGGCAAAGGGTTTTGACCAGTTAAACACTCAATTTTCAGAAATGAATCGGTTGCTCAGAGCTTCTGTTACGGCTACGAAAAAGCAAACAGACGCTATGTCTAAGCTGTATAAACAACAGACTAAAGTTGAGAAATCAACTAAAGGCATGGTTACTCATCTTAGAGATTGGATGATTGTAATTGGTCAGGCAAGAGCTGCTTTTCTTAACTTAAAAATGGTTACTACCGATATTTATGGTAGTATTCTTGGTGTATCTTCTCAATTTGAACGTTTAAGAAAATTAATGGAGGGTTTGTCTAAACAGACAGAACCCGTTGCTCGTTTACAAGAAGTTAACGAGAAAATGGAGTATTTATTAAATTTATCTAAAAATGCTCCATTTGCTATTTCCGAATTACAAAATGCTTTTATTAAATTCGATACAGTAGGGCTTCAACCAGCTAACGGTTCTTTAAATGCTTTAGTTGACGCAGTTGCGGCTTTCGGTGGTAGCGGACAAGAATTAGAACGTGCTGGTGTTGCTATTCAACAGATGATGGGTAAAGGCGTTATTTCTATGGAAGAATTACGCCAACAGTTAGGTGAAGCTGTTCCAACTGCTATGAAAGCAATGGCTGACGCCGCTGGTATGTCGGTTGGACAATTAACTAATTTAATTTCTAAAGGTGTCGTAGAAAGTAAGTCTGCCATAGCATTAATGCTTGGAGAGTTTTCTCGTTTATATGGTGGTGCCGCTCAAAGTATGATGGAAACGGCAAGCGGTTTAATTTCTAAATTAAGAACAGAATTTACTTTATTTGTTAACGAAGCGGCAGAAAAATCGGGTTTAATTGACAATATTAAAGAAAGAATAAAATCACTTATTGAGTTTTTAGATTCTCCAGAAGCTTTAGAAGCTGGGAAAAGCATTGCTGCTACATTAAATGTTATTTTAAATGCTATGTCTCCTTTAATTGGGCTTATAGCTAGTTTAGGCAAAGAAATTGCTTGGATATTTAATATTATTGTTACTAAAAATTTATTTCTGAAAATAGCTAGCGGTTTTAAATTGGTTGAAGCAACGGCAGGGGGCGTGGTTGTTTCTAAAGGTTTAAAAGGTTTTCTTTCTTATATTAAAGAAACTTATAAATCTGGTAAAGAAGTAACAACTCTTATGGGTGTAGAGTATTCTGCTGCTGCCAATGTTTTCGCTACATCAACAGCTATTATAAAAAAAGCACTAACAGGTTTGTGGACTGTTGTTGCTGCTAATCCGATAGGTGTATTAATAACAGCTATTTCTGGTTTAATAGTGGCTTGGGAAGCTTGGACAATTAAAACAGAAAAACAACGTGCTGCTGTCGAACAATTAAATAAAGAATTAAAAGAAATGAATCTGCTTATAGAAGCTGGTAAGCCGGGAATTTCTGAATATAATAAATCTACTTATGAAACCGCTAAAGATGAGTTAGATAATGTTACCGAGCAATTAGAATCTAATTTAATAAAAATTAACGGTTTACAAAATAGAATAAAAGCTCTTGGCGCGATTGGTATTAATGACACAAAGGGTTATCAAGAGCTTTGGCAATTGCAAAAAGAAAACGACGAATTAAAAGCTAGAATCCCTCTTTTGCAACAAATGATTGATTTGCAAAGAGAACAAAAGGCAATAGAAGCAAGCAAAAACACTAAATATTATAAAGACATAGTAGAAGATGTAAATAAATCTAGAGATGCCTTAAAAGCTTGGTATGCCGAACAAAGTCAAGCAATTGATAAAGAGGAAGATTCTATTGAAAGAGCAAGAAAAAGAAGTGCTTTATTAGACGAATATAATTTAAAATTATATGATATTAAATTTAGTATTTTAGAAGCGCAAGATGCTATTGCGAATAGTAATTTGCCAGAAAAATTAAGAAATAATCTTGTAACCGCCATTGGAAATTTTTTTACTACTTTGGTAGAAGAAACTAATATAGCATTAGATAAAATAGATTTAAGAATTGTCGAATCTAGAACTAGATTAGAAGCAATACAAAAAACATTTGTTTCAACATATACCAAAATGTTGGCTGCGTCGGAGAAGAACAAATTTGTTGCAGATACTCCGGATATGAGACGTATTTATAAAGCTCAAGCAGAAGAACAAGCAAGGGTTATTGTAGAAAATGCAAAAAAAGCTGGCAAAAACGAAGCTGAAATTTATGAAATATTAACCAAAGAAACAGGAAAGCTTACCGATAGATTAGCTAAATTAAATGAAGAAAGACAGAAAAGTGCATTTAATTCTAAATTACAAGCTAAAGCAGAAGACAAAATTATTGAAACTGCTACAAATTACGCAACTCAATTAGAATTGTCTCAAAAGTTACAAGCAGAAGGAGTAGACCTTACTAGTGCAGAAGTAGCTTTATATGGTCAGTTATATGCTAAGACAGCTAAATTGACAGAAGCTAAACGAGAAGAATTAAAAGCTACTATAGAGAAAACAGTTGCTGTTAAAGAACACACTGAAGGTCTGATTGCATTAGACAAAATGACTAATGAAATCGAACAAGGCTGGGCTAACTTACAAGCTTCAAAAACGGATAATCTTGATGATTATTTAAAATTAGTTGTATCTAATGCCAAGAAAGAATTGCATTACGACAGATTAACTGCGGAAGAAAAATTAAGAGCCGATAAGCTTATTGCGGATAAAAGAGCTTTTGCAGAAGCTGATTGGAAGGATAAACATAAAACAGCATTACAAGAAACCTTAGAGGAGTGGAATAATTTTGGTCGTCAAATAGATGATGTATGGAGTAGTACATTTGAAAATTTATCCGACGCTTTATATGACTTTACTCAAACCGGAGAGTTTAATTTTAGAAATTTTGCCAATTCTATTATTCAAGAATTGACTAAAATAACTATTAAAGCAACTCTCGCTAAAGCAGCTATGTCTGCATTAGGCATGAACGAATCGGGAAAAAGCGATACCACATCTGGAAATATGAGTGGCGGTATATTTGGCCTTTTAGGTAGCTTGGGGGGTATGTTTACGAGTGGAACCTCTGGCGGAATTGAAGGCGCTTTTTCTGATATGGGTTTTAGTCAAAATTCTATTGCAAACGGGTCTTTTGGTAGTTTAGAAGAATATGATAAAATATTCGGCGCTATGATGAATCATACTGGCGGAATAGTTGGTAAAGAAGGAATGACTAGAATGGTAACGCCAGAAATGTTTGCTGGAGCAACAAAATATCATGACGGGGGCGTTGCGGGCTTGAAATCTGATGAAGTTCCGACTATACTACAAAAGGGCGAAGGAGTATTTACCAAAGAACAAATGAAAGCTATGGGGAACTCTAAAGCTAATGTAACAGTAAATGTAATTAATAATACACAAGAACAAGTTACAGCACAACAAAGTCAACCACGTTTCGATGGTGAAAAAATGATTTTAGACGTTGTTTTGAAGAATATGAATCAACCCGGTTCTTTTAGAGACGGAATGACAGGAGCAATGAGATAATGGCTACTTTAACAATGCCTTTGCAAGAATTACAAGATTCGGCTAAATTTACAGAAGTAAAAGATAACCCAGCTATTGAATTACAAACCGACGGTGGTTATGAATATACTAGACCGCGTTACACTTCTACACCTAAAAGAACTTGGACTATTGGTTTTACTAATATGCACCAAGACCAGAAAAAAGAGTTAGATAAATTTTGGGACGACGTTATGGGTGGCTCCGATGCTTTTTATTGGACAGACCCAACTTCTGAGGAAGAAGTATTGGTAAGATTTAAGTCTCAAATTACTTGGACATATAAAGGGGCTGGTAAAACGATTCGCTGGGATAGTGGTTCTATAACAATTAAAGAGGTATAGCAATGGCTAATTTTCTTAGTGTTGGTTCTGTAATTGAAAAGAATAAATTATTTTCAAATAAACCATTTTTAAATCTTATCGAAATAGATGTTACAGACCCTCGTACTCGCCAATTTATAGAAACCTTGTATTTTGCCAATAATAAAGAAAATATTGAATATCAAGGTCATACTTATATAGCTACATCTTTTGAGCTAGAGGTAAAAAAGACGGCAGATGAAGCCCCGACTTTATCTTTAACTTTTTATGACGCCACTAGAGCAGTAGAAGCGGCAATTCAAGAATATAAAGGAGCTACAGGTTTTAAAGTAAGAGTAATTTTCGTTAATACCGGAGCTTTAGACCAGCCGCCGGAAGTTTCAGAAGAATTTGAAATTTTATATACTTCTAATTCAAATTATGCTATTAACGTTACTTTAGGAGCCGAGAATCCATTAGATAAAAGGTGTCCGAGACGTTATTGTTATAGAGAGGTGTGTAGTTGGCTTTATAAAAGCGAACATTGTGGCTATAAAGGCGATTTAGAAACTTGTGATTATACTTTGTCAGGTTCTAATGGTTGTAGAGCGCATAATAACACTAAAAATTACGGTGGTTTTCCGGGGATTCCTCAATCATGATAGACTTTAGAGACTTATTAGACAAACATTATAAACTTGGTGGAAGAGGCCCGGATTATTACGATTGTTATGGATTAGTAAAGGAAATGTACCGTCGGCACGGTAAAGAAATTCCAGAATATTATAGTAATCCAGATTTTGCTGAAATAGCCAAAAAAGTTAATTTGGAAGCTGGTAAAGCTGATACTCGCTGGCATAAAATAACAAAAGAAGAATCTACAAGAGTTATACGAAATGCTTTTGGAGATATATATATTAAACCTCATTGCTTGATAGTTTTAAGAATGGGGAGATTTGGTTGTCACATAGGATTTATTCTAAATGAATTGCAATTTATTCATTGTTGGGATAGAGCCGATAGTGTTATAATAGAACGTATAGATTATTGGAAGAATAACATTTTAGGCGCTTA